ATGCGGCGTCAGCGGCGAAATCGATTCCAAAACAAAGACGAAAAGGCACGGCTACAGGCCGCATACTGCAAGGGTCGCCGTTTCGGTTTTGGAATCGATTTTGGAAGGTTTCTGCTGACACCATATCACATCGATGTGGCATCATCAGGCCATCAACATGAATGGATTGTTCAGATGAAGCTCTCCCTCCTTCCCATCATGGCGGTTGCGTTGATTGGATGCTCGACGCCTCCTCCATCCCAACTCAAACCCGCTGAGCGGTCGACGCTCTATCGCTATCCGATGCCACCTAACCTCGTGCAGTCAGCACAAGCCATAGCGGCCCGGGATCTAAAAGATCCTGACGCAGCCAAGTTCAGAGATGCTTTTTATGTCACTGCTGATCCTAAAGGAGACGCCCGGAACAGATCCAAAGACTCCATCTGTATCGAAGTGAACGGAAAGAATTCTTATGGCGCATACACCGGCTTCAACTGGACTGTGATAGCTCCGGGAGCGAATACCGTAATTCAAGGCGGATCGATGGCTGGAGTGGTCAATGAAATCTGCTCTTCGACCGTGCTTGGCCCCGTATCGCCCCCGCCCACAACTGCAACGGAATAGCTGCTTCCAGTACTACAGCAGTAGTGTGAGGTTCGGACCTCAGGTCGCACCGCAAGCGGCCTGTCCATCGACCCTGTCTAATACAGTTCGGCCAGTTTCAACGATTTTGGCCCAGTAAAACAGAGAAGCTTTCGAGCAGTTTTAGACAGCTTCATCCCCCCCCCCTAGGCGTTCTGCAAACCACGATCCGTCCTCCATCGTCACTTACCCCCTCCTCTCACAGTCCGCTTTCGACCCATTGCGGACATTGGGTAAGGCCTAAAATAAAGCACCGAGGTCTTGACAAAGTCAACGAGGCCCAATGGCCATCAACTCTTTTGGCCGCGCTATGGTTTGTTGGCCCGATTGCAGGTAGCTTTGAATCGAGATCAGGGAGGGCGGCACATGCTCAAAAGCATTGAGAAAATAAAAGGGCTTGGGGTTTATCAAAATTACAGCAAGCCTCCGGGCACCCAAGAGTTTGGAATCAAGAACCTTATTTTCGGCTGGAACTATTCTGGGAAGACAACTCTTTCCCGCCTGTTCGCTCAGCTTGAAGCGAAGACAGCCAATTCAGATCTGTCCGGATGCGAGTTCTCCTTTAGTACCGATAATGATACGATCACCGAAAAGAACTTCACTCAGAGCAATATATCAGTTCGCGTTTTCAATTCTGATTTTGTAAAAGCCAACCTGCACTTCGATGGCGGAAACTTCAATCCCATCCTTCTGCTCGGCAAAGATTCTGATGAGGCACAACGGAAGATCGACTATCTGGTGGAACGCATCGAACGTTCTCATTCAATACGGCGCAAGCTAAATGGTGAGGTCGAGGCTCTGAAAACACGCATTGCCCAGGCTAGGACAGAGTCGGCAAAGTTCATTCGACAGCGCTTAAAGGTTGACCCCTATACAGCCGCACATTTGGGGCAGGATGTGCTGGCAGTGAGTCTTCTCGACTCTCAGATTTTGATGGATAAAGAACTCTCCGACGCCATTGAATTGGCATTGACGCCTGACTCCAAGAGGCCAAACACTGTTGATGAGCTTCAAGCATCTCCCGCAATTGAGGAATTGCACAAAGAGGCACTGACGGTGCTTGCCGAAACGCCAAGTTTCTCCAGCACTCTAAAGCATCTTGCAGAGCACCCCGCTACAGAGCGCTGGGTGCAAAATGGTTTGCATCTACACCCTACTGCTGGTGCATGTGAGTTCTGCGGTAACGATCTTTCACTGGCTCGGCTTGAGGTGTTACACACTCATTTTTCAAAAGATTTAGCAGACCATCAAGAGAAGGTTGACGGATTACTCAAGCGAGTGAAGGCGGCTGAGTTTAAATTGATATGGCCGAAAGCTGCAGAACTAAACCCGCAATTTCGAGATGGCTACAACCTCGCAATCGCTGTATTGCCGGCTACTATCGATGCCTTCAATCAAACAGTCAAGAGACTCGCTGGCGAAGTTCAATGCAAGGCCCATGACTCCCGCAAGGCTATGAAGCCCAGCCCATTGGTACAAGGCCTAGAGGTGGAAATCAAGGATGCAGTAGCAGCTGTAAATGCAATTATTAAACAAAACAATGAACTGGCCTCAAACTTCACTAAGGCCAAAGCTGACTCCCTACAGAAGGCAAAATTTCACTACGTACAGCAGTTTCTTGATGAGCAGGTTGCTGCTGGTCTGGATGTGAAGAGGGGAAGACAGGTCAAGCGGTGCGAACGGCTGAAGGCCTACTCTACCAAGCTCCAGCCAGAAATCGACAGACTCCAAGCCGAGATCAGTAAAGCTCAACAAGGCAGAGAGAAAATCAATGAACGCCTTGCTACGATGATGGGGAGTGAAGCTGTTCAAATAAAGGTCGTCAAAGACGCAGCAGGCCAAGATAGATTTCAAATGATCCGAAAGAGCGGGGCTGTCGCAAAGAACCTGAGTGATGGCGAGCGAACCGCAATTGCCTTCTCATACTTCCTTACGAAACTACAAGAGATCAAACCTGCAGAGTTCAAAGAGACCATCGTCTATATCGATGATCCGATTTCAAGCTTGGACGCTAACCACATTTTCCAGGTGACTGCAGCTATACGGGCGCTGTTCTTCACCCAGCAGGACAGGAATGAACCGTGGCAAACGACGTGCAAGCAGCTCTTCGTCTCCACGCACAATTTTGAATTTTTTAACCTGCTCCGAGAAATTAAGCCTGTAACAAACAAACAGGGGTCACGTCTCTTTCTGATCAGGCGAATTGCTGAGAAGTCGTCAATGCTGGAAGACATGCCCGGATCGCTTGCACGCTATCAGTCCGAATACCACTTCCTATTTGAAGTCATTCACCGGTTCAACCAGGCACCTGACAAAACTGCACATGACGTGCTGATGCTGCTTCCGAATGCGATGAGGCGCTTCATCGAGCTCTATACCTACTCCAGGCTTCCTGGGCCGAAGGACGCAGAGCAGGTGGACGAGCGCGCAGAGACGCTGTTTGGCGTCGAGCGGGCAAAGCGAATCCTCAAGATTTTCCACTATTTCAGCCACGGCAACACTCTTGATCGGCTTGCAGGCAACAACGAACTGATTTTTGATCTGGAGCACGCCATCAGGGACCTAATTGATGCCATCTCTGAAAGAGACAAGCCGCATATGGATGCCTTAATTGCAGCGATACAAGCGTGACCGCATGTACGACTCACAATGAACCGCCCTAGCCTTTGTGGGTAGTTCCAAGCGACAGCTATAGGGGCGGAGTCTCCATAATCCGAGCGTCTGCTCCTGGGCGGCTGCTGTCTTTCACGAAGGGCAGCTTCGGGTCGATTGCGGTCAGTCGCCACCAGCTGCCTTCGACCCTTAGCTGCCCTTGGGGATGGCAGCAAGCGGCCAAAAACAGTCATTGGTACAAGCCTATATTTGGCCAGAAGTCATGAATAAAAGTCGACAATCGAGGCCACACGTTTAAGGGCGGATGTAAGCGACTGCATATCGCCTGACCCTGGTGCCAGTCGCAATGCATGAGGCACGTGTGGCGAGGTGAAAACGGGCTCTGCGTTAAAAAAAGGATAACGCCCCGGTCGGGGGATGATTTTTCCCGAGTCGATCCGCGCCAAGCTGATCGACGGCCTGGGTATTCGCCCGCACTCTGGCAGCCGCTGCGCGAGGCGCTGCCCCCTCCGGTACGGCCACCTCCCCCTTGCGACGATCAAAGTGATGAAGGCGCTCGACGGGATTAGCGACGACAACGATATTGCCTACGCCATCGCCGAGGGTTGCCGCGTTTATACCGAGCACCACTGCCAGACTGGCGACCAAGCCTCCGGCGAGATCGCCTACTCGCTGCTAGTGAGCGACAACGCGGTGATGGGGGCAACCTGCCCGATGTAGCGGGAGACGTTCTTACTGAAGGAGCGCGACTCCCAGTCTCCTACCAGGGAGCCGCACTTGGGTGGAACTGCTCAGAAGACGCCGTTACCTACACCAGGGAAGGTGGGGATGAAGATTCTGTAAGAACAGCTCCGCCCGTTATTGATGACCCCTCGTCGGTTGAATGCTGCCAGTGTCGCGCGCCGCCCCTCTAGCCCTTGAAGCTGATTGGCTGCGCCTGCTACCGCATCCGGAGCCAGTACCTCATACCCTTTGACGACCTCAAGCTGTGCTGTTGCTTCTTGGAACTGCGGGATCATCCGGTAGGCCTGGTTGCATCCAGCAACCCTGTCCCGCTGCCTCTCAGCCTCCCGGAGCAGGGCGTCATTGCGGTTCATCATCCCCAACAGCTTGTTGTTCTCTTCTGTCCCTTTCGCGGTGCGCTTGAGCCCCACACGTACCAAGTCATCGTGTATCGCCAACATGCCGAGCAACGCCAGCTCGTACGTCCGCAAGTCGAAGTTACTCGACCCCCATGAGGATTTTGGCTCTGGAGGCCTGACGATCCTGGCCATTCGCTCATCCGCCCTGATGCGGTCTTTGTCCTGCTTCAGGGCTTTGCTCAGGGAGTCGTCAACGGTGGTCGACACCATCGAGTAGCACTCGCGGACGGTTGTGCAGCCCACGGGGTTCTCTTTAGTCGGGGCCAGACCTTCCATTCGCTTCCAGAGCAGCCCCGTGGTCTTAACCTCAGTCCGCAGTAACAGAACGCTGTGTTGATCTAAGTCCCCTTGCAGGGTCAGGCAGTACGCATCTCGCCCTAAGTTGTCCACGTCGACGTAGCGCTTGTATAGCTTCGCCGGGGTGGTGTTCAGGCTTGCCTCTTCGCCCACCTCCTCGATCTCGTCCTTCAGTAGTTGGGTGAAGTTCGGCCGTATCCCGAACAAGCGCTGCAGAAAACCGCGAGGGATGTTCTCTATGGTCACACCTGTGCAGACCACTACATCTTTACCGAGCAGCAAAAAGTCTCGACCCTGCTTGAAGACCAGCGCTATCGAGACGTCCGCGCGATCCATGATCTGGGTGGCGCCGATGACCGCCTGCTCCCGAATTTCCTTCGGGTAGCTCTGCAGGAAGTCCCGCGTTGCCGAGTCGATGCCGACCTCGACATCCAGCCCCAAGTAGCCAGCGAATCCTCCAATAAATGCTTGGGAGCTGGTAACCGGCGTCAACGTGCCGGTGAAAATTGCGCATGTCGCCGCCGCGATCCGCAATGATCGAAAATTCATCATCCCTACCCCATGGTGAAGTTCTGTCTATCCGTGGGCACTACCTTCCGTAGAGTGCAGAACTGCAGGCGCCGCCCGTAGCGTGCTGGCACCATATGGCCATCACTGGGAGTGTAGATCGGCCGTTGCGTTTCGCACGTCGCCAAAGTGCTTGGCCAGGGCCACGGTGCGGGCGCAGATTTCCGAGCATAAGTGGGTTGATCCGCCTGAAGGTAAACGATTGCTAAGTGGCTGCTTCCGGCCGATAGCTGTCCTCTGCGAAGGGCCGCTATGGGTCGGATAGCTGTCACTGGCTACCCTAGGCTTTTCCCCATAGCCGTTGTTCACACAAGACGGCTCAAGCGCTTTCCTCATGCTCGATCAGCGCCCACAACCTGGCCGCCTCGATGAACTCCAGCATGTCAGCCAACTGGTCTGCATCAACATCGCTGCGTCGGTGCGCGGAAGCCGCGAGTTCAGCAAGCACAGCTGCTCGACCATCGGGATCCGCCAGCAAAGCCGATTGATCATTGAGCTCGGCCAACCAGGCCGCTGGCAGGCTCAACATTTGACCGTCCACAATTGGTCGATCCGTGTCGTATAGGATTGACTCATCATCTCCCTCCTCATCCCCCAGTCCGGTGTCGCCGGCACGCTGGCGGCCCGCACTGTTCCCCTCCCCCAGCGCTCATTGATGCCATCCATCACCTGCATCAGCCGGTCACAAGCCACCGACTGTTTGAGCGCGAACAAGTCTTCTGAGAATTCGCCTGGTTGCCGCAGATCCATCAACAGCACCTCTGCCTTGCTGTATCGAAACCCTGGCCTGAAGATCCGGCCAACCGCGTCGGTCGCCAGCCTGGTCATCAGCAGCGTGTCGCAGGTGGGGTATGGCAGTTCTACCAATGCCCCTTGGGCGTGGTGCGCCTCATCCGGGTTGAACATCCCGGTGCGGATGCTGACGCGCATGCGCTTGCACACTGAACCCTGGGCCCGAAGTTTTTCCGCTGCTCGGCCAACGTACGTGGCCACTGCCTGCTTGATCAGCGCTAGCTCAGTCAGGCGCTTGCCAAACATCCGGCTGCAGCAGATTTCCTGCTTCGGGGGCTCGGCCTCGTCCAGCTCCAGGCAAGCCGTTCCAGCCAGTTCGCGGGCAGTCTTCTCTACCACCACACTGAATTTCTGTCGCAGCGTCCTGGCATCAGCCTTGGCCAGATCCATCGCCGTATGAATGCCCATCGCTTCAAGGTGAGCAGTCATACGGCGGCCAACTCCCCACACCTCTTTCACCCCGGTATTGCGCAGCACCCAATCTCGCTTGAACGGATCGGTGATGTCGACCACGCCGCCGGTCTGGACCTGCAGGCGCTTGGCCATGTGATTGGCCAGCTTGGCCAGGGTCTTTGTGCCGGCGATCCCAACCCCTACTGGTATGCCAGTGCACTGGAAGATCCTGGACCTCAGCTTTCGCCCGAACTGGGTCAGGTTTTCCTGAATACCTGACAGATCAGCGAAGCACTCGTCGATGCTGTAGATCTCGGTGGCAGGCACCATCGACTCGATCAGCGACATGACGCGCTCGCTCATGTCGCCGTAAAGCGCGTAATTACTGCTAAAGGCCATGATGCCGTGCCGACGTAGCTTGTCCTTCGCCTTGAAGTACGGCTCGCCCATCTTCACGAAAGGCTTGGCGTCGTATGACCTGGCAATCACGCAGCCATCGTTGTTGCTCAGTACGACGATCGGGGTCTTGGCCAGGTCGGGCCGGAATACACGCTCGCAGCTCGCGTAAAACGAGTTGCAATCAATGAGTGCGAAAACGTGATCACTGCGCATGGTCGCGAACGCTGTAACGCACAACGCCCCATACGACGAGATCATCGCCCTCCATGATGTACCGCGGCGGATACGCCGGATTCTCTGACTTGAGGATCACCACGCCATCGCGTCGGTGCAAACGCTTGCACACAGGCTCGCTGTTAACGGCAGCAATCACGATGTCGCCGTGCTCAGCCTCGCGGCCTCGGTCTACGATAACGAGGTCACCCGAGTAGATGCCTGCGCCTTGCATGCTGTCGCCTTCAACTTTCACTAGATACACATGGGGCGCGCGGAGGTCGAACAGCTCATCGAGGGAAATATGGCCCTCCAAGTGGTCCGCTGCAGGCGAAGGGAACCCGGCCGGGACGTGGAATGAGTACAGCGGTAGCGGTTCGGTACCACCGGTAGGCGTACCCAAGAATGTGATGGTCATGACGGAAGGTCCAATGCAAACTGTATGCATATACAGTAAATCTGGCATCGGGTGCCCGGTCAATCCTGGGCGGTGAAATTTCTGATGGGCGAGAGGTGGAAGATGTGCGGACGGTACTCGATCTACGAGTCGATGGATCACTATCTGCGTCAGCTATCGTTGGACCTAGTGGTCATCAACGGCTACGACCATGAGCCGATCAACCGATACAACGTAGCGCCGTCCACTCACGTAGAAATCATTCGCCAAGTGGGGGATGGATTGAGCGTGGATCGGGTCAAGTGGGGATGGTCGCCGTTTTGGGCGAAGGGGAAACGTCCTGATCCGATCAATGCTCGGGCAGAGACTGTGGTGACGGGAAAATTCTTTAAGGGGCTGTGGCCAGGTGGCAGGGCTTTAGCTCCTGCTAACGGCTGGTTCGAATGGATACCCGACCCAGTAGACCCGAAACGGAAACAGCCGTACTACATCACAAGCGCCGATGGAGGGCCGCTCTACTTCGCTGCGCTTGCTGAGGTGCACCATAGCTTCGAGCCGGATGAGCGCGATGGATTCGTGATCATCACTGCAGCTGCGGACCAGGGGCTTATCGACATCCACGATCGAAAACCTTTAGTACTGACACCCGAACTCGCACGGGAATGGCTGGCCCCCGCCACCTCACCCGAACGAGCAGCGGCGATCGTCAAAGATGAATGCCGCCCTTCTCAGGATTTCCGATGGTTCCCGATAAGTAAGGCAGTGGGCAATGTCCGCAACCAGGGGCCAGCACTCATAAAACCTGTTAGTGAGGGGAGTCGCCAGGGCGACCTAGGACTTTAAGCTGGTAATCGGTAACCGCTTGGAATTGGGCTTCTGCGATCAGTCGTAGTCGCTCAATTTCAAGGGGTGACGCGCCATCGGCTTGGGCTTGGTGATAACGCTTCATAGCTTCGACTGCATCGGTGTACATCGGATGATCTGGGAACAGTAACAAAGGAGCTTTTGACATTACGGAGCCCTCATTCAGCAGTCGCTTTTCAATGAATAGTATCGGGCGGCTGTTTGGCTTCGATCAGCTGAAAATCGATGACTGCATGATAGAGGGAGTCCGCGAGAACGCGTAGCCGCTCCACTTCTTCAGCAGGCGCGTTGGCGGCCTCAGCTGCCCGGAACTCCCTCATGGCGTCGATCGCCTGCTGAATCAGAGCCTCGCCGGCCTCAACAATCCCTATGAAAGAACGCTTGACCACAAGTCACTCCTAGCGGCTGATGGAGAAAGCATAGGGTAAAACGAACCAAGCAGCTGCAGAGGACAAAGATCTCGGTGTTTCAGAACAGTTGCCCCAACTCCGCAGGCGTCCAGTTCATGATAATCAACTCACCGGTAATCTCTGCTTTGCCCTGACGCTGGTTGGTCGTCGTGTAGCGAATATCAACGCTCTCAAAGTGGAAGCCATCGAAAGCACGGCGAATATCTGGGTGATCGTTGATGCTCACCATCACCTTACCTTTGCAAGTGCGCATGAATTCCGCCATGCGCTCATATTGGTGGAACGGAAAGTCGACTCCGTAGCCAGCGGTTTGCCAGTAAGGCGGATCCATGTAGAAAAAAGTGTGATCTCGATCGTAACGCTGGGCGCAATCGAGCCACGACAGGTTCTCGACGTACGTACCGGCCAACCGTTGCCAGGCTGAGGAAAGATTCTCCTCAATGCGCAGTAGGTTGATGGCAGGCCCGGTGGTGGCAGTTCCGAACGTTTGCCCCGTAACCTTCCCCCCAAAAGCGTGCTGCTGCAGGTAAAAGAATCGGGCCGCTCGCTGGATATCGGTCAACGTCTCCGGTCTCGCCATTTTCTGCCACTCGAAAATCTGCCGGGATGAAAGCGCCCATTTGAACTGCCGGACAAATTCCTCCAGGTGGTTCTGCACCACCCGGTACAGGTTGACCAAATCGCCGTTGAGATCATTCAAGACCTCAACCTGGGCGGGTTGAGGCCGCATGAAGTAGAGAGCAGCGCCACCGGCGAAGACCTCAACATAGCATTCATGAGCGGGGAAAAGCGGGATCAAGCGGTCGGCCAGGCGGCGCTTGCCGCCCATCCACGGAATGATTGGGGTAGTCACTTTGCAAACCTTTACTGTATGGATGAACAGGTGCTAGGCTCGCCGTGCTTTGTGCACAGAGCGGGAGCCTTGGCTGGGCTTGCAGGTATGGTCTGCGGGTTCGGCGGTCAGCAGGGATGTTGACGCATCCCCGGTGGCCGCTCTCTTTGCATGAGGCCTTAGAATTACTAGCGAGCGCTTACTGACGCTCGCTTGCGACTAGTGCGTCATGCTCGCGGGCGCATTGTTCACCGGCGATTCTGGCTCGGTCATAAGCCTGCGCCAGCTCTCGATTCGTAGCGACAGACCGCTCGAGCAGGTCGGAGAGCACCATGGCGGCGCGGGTGGCTGTCTCGCCTCGGGCGACAGCGGCGGTATCCGTGCCGGAGCAACTGACGGCGGCAGCGAACTGGGCGGCGTCACTGCGCAGCCGCTGGCCAGCAGCATCGGCGTCAGCAGCACCAGCATCAGCAATCGTTCTTTCTTCATGGGCTTTTACCCTCGCCTCTTGCTGCGCATCTGCGCGCCGGTGTTCTTCCTGACGTGCCGATCGCTCGCCAATCACTTCGGCGAGTCGGTCGCCGCTGTCCCGCTTCGCTGATTGCTGCCCGGCCTTGGCAAGTTCCACTGAACGGCCGTGCTCATAGGTCGCCCAGTGGGAAGCTATAAGCACCAGGCCTGCGGCAACTCCAGCCCACGGGCTCATGAAGTCAGGGCCCGCCGCACACCCTCGTCGACCACTTCAGCCTTGTATGGGTTGCCGCCGTTCTCGTGGACGATGATGCCCACCACAGCCTCACGCAGAACCTGCGGCTTGGAAATGTCGATGGAGTCGCGCACGCCCACGCCGAGGCGCTTGGCGATGGCCTGCGCATAGGCCAGGGTGTTGTTCTCGCTGGCCGGCGCCCAGCGGTTGATGAATTCCAGTGGGGTGTCGATGCCAGGTCGACCCACCCCAGTCATGCCATCCTTGCCCCGGTAGTTGAGCAGCAACTTGCCCAGGGCCCTGATGCCGTTCTCAGCCTGGTCAAACCGCGCGAAACGGGGCTTGGCCACTCCCACCTCCAAGCCGAGCTGGCCCTGCCAGGCATTGCGAGGGTTGAAATCGATGTTGCCGGGGTTGTTGTTCCGGACGCCGCGAGGAGTGCTCATTCAGCAGCCTCCTCGGGTGCATCTTCGGGTACGACCTCTTCCGGCGCCTGGGCAGTAACGGTCACCTCAGCTTTGAAGACCTTGAGCACCTTCGCGGTGGAAAGAACCACCCGAGGATTGGCCTGCAGCTCCTGTGTTGTAGCTGCCTCGGCTTCAGCCTCGGTGACGAACTGGCGTTTGTTGATTGGGTTGTAGTCGTTGGTGGTGTCGATGACGATGAAAGGCATGAGTTTTCTCCAGACAAAAAAATACCGCCAGAGGGCGGTAGTGTTTGAGATAGGGCTAAAGATCAGGCGGGCGGCGTCGGCCAGTCGATTAATTCGGGATAGCCTGGTTGTGCAGGCAGACGACCTAATGCGAGGCGATAGCGCTTCCACTCCTTCAGCGCTGCTGCCTCGGCCTCGGTGGACTCATCGAGATCTACGGCATCCTGCAGGGGCGCGATCGCATAATCGGCAGCCTGTCGAAGTTCAGCGGCCTTTTCTGTCGCCTCGCGGAGCAGCAAGGCCGGGCGCAACGCCTCCACCTCCGCAGACGATGCAATACGCCATCCAGGCATACCTCCATAAGACAGCGCAAGCGAGATGCCATCGGTCCAGTACGAGGGCTCGGGGTTGAGGTGGCGCTCGATTTCTTGAACGCTCATAGGCCGCAGATCTTGCGGTATGAAACTATCTTGGCTGCCATCAATTTCGTAGGCAAACACCTCGCCAGTGGCCGGTCTAACCATGTATTTATGAGACATCGCATTTACCAATTTAAGTTAGCTCGCGCCATTGAATGACTGGGCAGGTGCCACTGACACCCGCCAGCGCGACGCTATACTGAGCACCTGGCGGGATGATTACGCAGCCGGAAGAAATGTATCGGCCGGGCGATGCCGAGTAAGTCCCAATTGCAACAGAAGTGCCGTTGACCCATACCTGATAGCCGATATCGGCAGAGCTGGTCGGGCCACCGAACACAGAAATCTGAATGGGCTTACCGGTGGTATTCGTATAGGTGGTGTTCAACGAACGGGACACCGCCAACCAGACTTGGCCCATGCCAATATCGCCAATCCCCAAAGCCGCCTTTGCGGCCGCTGGAGTTGTACCGCCCGTCCCTCCTTTAGCGATCGGCAGCGCTGCAGGTAGAGCATTACCACCCAGCGCTGCATAGATTTCATCAAAGTTTGCTATGGCTTTGATCCACGCACTACGTCGATCATCGCCACCGGCACCGCTGGGCGCAGAGCCAAGGTTGATTACTTGCTTTGCCATACTGGATCCTTTACAGAGGCTTCATCGGACGCGAAGCGAACAATGTGCGCCCGTTTGCTGTAAGCGGGTTGATGCCTGATCCGTTATCGCAGTACATCTGCAGTACGGAACGATTGCCAGGCAGGAATCCGCCGTAATTTGCGCGCAGTGGCTGGGTTGTCTGCCCAATGTTGGTCACAGAAAACAACGCATTGGCCAGAACATAGTCTTGATAATTGCCGGTCCATGCCATTTGCTGGCTAGGGTGGTAATAGGCCCCGCCCACAATCGGGTCACCCGCTTGCACAAATGAATTCGCGGAGGGCTGCCCATTAAGCAGGGCCAAGTTAGCCGTGGTGGCAAAAGTCCTGATACCCACACTGTTTCGCACCGATGCTCCGTACTCACCAGGCGGGGTCAACGGTGCCAGATAGCTCGCGCAGTACCAGTTGATCATCATTGGGTAGAGCGCAGTTTCTCCATGCGCCACTTGATTATTCCAGGCTTTTAGCCTGAATCCTGTCCAGCTCCCCGGGCTCCCTTTAACCGAGAAATTTCCAACCATCATGTAATTATCAGCGTTGAGAAAAACTAACGGCCGCTCGTAGGTGGTGATGGGTGCGGCAAAGTCCACATCAGCCCATTGGATCTGGTTTTTGCTTCCAGGTCCTTGAAAGCCGATGTTGAACCTGCCGTTGTAGCGAACCGTCAGTACTTGGTTGACCGAATCGATCTGCGTCCGAATGTTGTTGTTTGATGCGCGGATACCATAGGAGCCAGACGCGGTGAACGGCTCACCGCCCAGCGAAAGGATCATCACTTGCCAGGTCCGGTTGCGGGGCTGCCGCAACTGCAACTGCCCCGTGGAGAACCAAGCCTGGGGACTGTATGTGTATTCACCCTCGTCATACAGTGTATCCACGACCACGAACGATTGCGCCTGAATCTCGGGGATCGAGATGTATTGGTCGAATTCACCGTTGCCGGTCACCTGCATCATCTTGAGCGATCGCACCGAGGTGATTGTGGTGTCCAGGGTAATGACCCCGGACGCATCCCGCGTCCGGAGTCCGTAAAGATCAGCCATCAGCTAAGCCTCCCTACCGCCGTACGCTCGATACCGTTGGCGTCATAGACGTACAGGCCGCCGTTGTTCAGCAGCGTGGATCCGTTGCCGTCCTGTCCGCGCACGGTAAAGGCACCTGTCACCAGGTTGATTTCAATGAGCGGCAGGCCCTGAGAGTTGACCGCCTGAGACCTCAGCGTCATGCCGAGGACTAGGTTCTGGATGAAGGCCTGATTGATCACCGCCTGGTTGATGAATACCTGACCGTTCGATACCACGAACGGAAGCGTCATCTGGCCAGATGACTCATCCACAATCGCGAAGCGTTGTGCATAGGCCAAAATCTCGGCAGTTTCCCCATCGCTCCCCAGTGCCAAACCGGCCATCACTCGACGTCCACCGGAGAGGGTTTCCGCCTTGATGGTGGTCATCGCGGAAACCTTACCGTCAACTCCCGCAATGGTTTCGCTGACCTGCTGCACAGAGGCGCTGACATCACCCACTTGCGACTGGACCGTGTCCACCCGCTTGCCCATGGCAACGCCGTCCTCAATCCGAGCGGACTGCTCCGTCCAGACACCGACCAGGCCACCAGCCGCGCCCGCCAGGCCGGTGCTGTCGCCCTCCATTTCCGGATTCACCTGGACGTACAGACCATCCAGACGGCTGGCCTGAGCGGTAATCGCCGTCCCTTGCTGGTTCACCGTGGTGTTCAGTTGGCTGATGGCCGTGGCCTGCCCGCTCACCGCCCGTGCGGAAGGACCTGCCACGAACGGCGAAGGCGCGTTGCTCTCTCCTATCCGCTTCTCGATCATCACCGAGTCGATGATGGCCGTGAGCCCAGAGACAGCGCTCATGTTGAAGTAGATGGTGATGCCAACCTTTGCGCTGTCCGTGACGGTTACCGGGAAGGTCACACGGGTCCGCGTCGTCGGCAGCGCAAGCGTCGGCCCATAACGATGCGTGCCGTTGTACAGCGAGATACGCCCGTTGGTGGCAGCGCTGCACTGAATGTACATCGACACAAGGTATACGCCTGGCTCAATCCGCACGTTCCAGCCGGCCAGGTTGTTGGTCGGGCTCAACATCAGGAAGCTGTTGGTGCTGCTCCCGGCCAGGTAACCAAAACCGGAATCGGCCTCCGGTACCGCTACCCCCTCCCGCGTCACGCCGCTGCCCACCGCCGTGGCTGGCAGCGAGGTAGAAGTCAGCCAGCTGTAGTCATCCGCCAGCAGATTGGAACCGCTGCCCCCAATCCCGCTGATGGAGCTCTGGAGCTGAGTGACTGCCTGCCCCTGCGAACTCAGGGTGTTGCCCTGCTGGGTCACGGTTCCCTGCAGGATCTGCAGTGCGCTGTTGTCTGCCTTGCCCGCCACGGCGTTGTTCAACTGGGTGATAGCTGATCCCTGGCTGGAGACCGCGCCCTCAGTCACCGAAACACGGGCATCGATCGACTGCAGTGCGCTCGCCTGGGCATTGTCCTGACCGGCGCGCTTGCGAGCGATCGGCGACGATAGGAATACATCGGTGGCCTCCCCCACCGACACGCGGAAAGTCATCGCCATGCGCACGCAACCAGCCGGAACGGTGGCCTGCCCCGTCAACTTCGTCCAGGTCTGTGCAACGTTTGTGAGGCGAACCCCATCGCCTGCTGCAACCACCCAGTTGTGACCCACGCTTGTGCCATCTAGATCGTAGAACTGAATCCACAACCCATGCTGACGCGCCACCGAGCTGTAGGCATACAGCTCGAAGTCATAGACCTCGCCGCCCGCAACCGAGATTTGGGACGTCACCGCATTCTCGGGAGGCCGGACGTTGAGGGCGCTCTGGAAGCCTAGGTAGTTGTTGCCGGTGGTCGTTGCCACAGGCCACTTCACCACCCGGGGCGACGGCGCGCCAGCAGGCACCGAGGCATCATTGCGAGACAGCACGCTAAACCCTGGCGAACCAGAGAACACCGGACCGTCCGCAAAGGTCGGGTTGAACAGCAGGTTCTCAACCGAAACCACACCGACCGAAGCCTTGATGTTGGTGATCTCGCTGCCTTGCGCTGTGATGGTTGTGCCCTGCTGGGTGACTGTATTGCTCAGCGCCTGGACCGTTGACGCATCAGCCTTAGCAGCAACCTGACTCAACGCACTGGCTGCTGCGGTAGCGGCATCCGTTGCCACTTTATCCGTCACCGCTACCCAGGCGCTGCCGCTCCACCGCTTCGGCGTATTGGCATTTCCCGTGGTATCGATCCAGAGGTTCACCGCAGAACGGTCAGCCGTGGCCGGCGTCGCACTCTGGATGATCACCTTGCCCTTGCCGCCGGCCAGGTCCGAAGCTGCCTGCGCAGCCTGCTGCGCTGCAGTGACGTTCTGGTTGGTGGTGGAGAGGCTGTTGGTCAGGCCCGTGATTGCAGAGCCCTGGGACGTCAACCCCAGCTCGGTTTGGCTCACCCGGGAGTCAAGCTGCTGCGTGGCAGATGCAAGTGCCGCTTCGCCAGCCCCCTGCCTGGCGATTTTCAAGTTCGCGATCCACATCTTGAAACCGACCACAGCAGGACCATCCGGCACGACGTACAACGAAATCTCGGTCGTCTGGGCTGGCACAGTCACTTGAACGGTAAGCTTCTGCCATCCACCATCAGCAGCTTTGTAGCCAAGGATTCGGACGTTACCACTGACGCTGGTGTTGCCGTCGATCCAGTACGTGATAGCGATCTTGCCTGCATTGGTCGTCGCGTTTTCGCAGAACATCTGGCATTCCACGTTAAGCACTTCCCCCGGCGTCGCGGCGGTGCGTACGCTGCCGTTGGTGAACACCAGCGCCTGACCGCCCCATCCAGATACATCCCGCAACTTGGACATACAAAGCAATCGATTGGCAGGTGCTGCCGCTGGTACACCCGCATCCGTCTTGCTGAAGTACTCCATCTTGAAGTCGGCGGTGCTGTTATTCACCAGATCGCCGGCCGCATTGAAGTCGGGGTTACGCAGCAGATTGTCCTGCGATGAGTTTCCAACCGATGTCTGGATGTTGGTAATTGCTTGCCCCTGGGCAGTCACCGTCTGCCCCTGCTGCGAAACTGAGTTGCTCAGTTGTTGCACAGTCGAGGCATCGGCTTTCGTAGCCACTTGGGATAGTGCACTGGCGGCCGCCGAAGCTGCATCCGTGGCCACCTTGTCGGTAACCGCCACCCATGCTGTTCCGCTCCAGCGTTTCGGCGTGTTCGCGCTACCGGTTGTATCGATCCAGAGGTTCTGCGGCAGGCGATCCACTACTGCCGGGGCCGTGGACTGATACATCACCTTACCCTTCCCACCCGCAAGATCGGACGCCGCCTGTGCTGCTTGCTGGGCAGTAGTGACGTTCTGATTGGTCGTAGTCAGGCTGTTTTGCAGGCCAGTCAGCGCGATTCCTTGTGAGGTCAGGCCCGTTTCCGTCTGAACCACTCGGGCATCGAGCTGGTTGACCGAGTTGGCCAAGGCGCCGACCTGACCAGCACTGTTGCCAATGTTGAAGGTCGACGGGGTTGTGCCGGCCCCGACCTGCTCCTCGAGCATGATGCGGTCTATCAGCACCGCTATCCCATCCTTCGGGTTGGGCGACGCAGATATGCACACCACCATCCGGTCAGCTACGAAAGCGGCGCTGGTCAGGTCAAACACTACGCTGTACCGGCCCCACTGATCGGTAATGGCGACATCCTGCCCAGGTGCGAACCTAACAGCACCGTCGGCGGCAATAGTCCGTAGGCTGAGCTGCATCTGCTTGGCCCCGGAAGTACTTTTGGCGTCCCAAGCCAGGATGTACTTCTTGTTCTTTAGGGCGATGTTTGCCCCCGAGTAGATATTGCTCGGCGCAAAGTACGTGGTGCCGGTACCGGAGCTCTGAAGCAGGCGCAGGACATAGCCGTTGAACCCGTGCGGATCAGCCTCAACCGCGGCCGACTGCCCTCCACCCATCACCAGAGCAGGAACTGCCGGACCAAACACAGCGTATTCGGCCGGCACTAGGTTGGCACCATTGCCCGCAATGTCGCCCACCGCTGCCTGCACATTAGTTAGCGCGGATCCCTGCGCCTCGATCTTGCCTTCAGCACTGGTTACCCGGGTACCCAAGTTGTTCACCGCAGTTGCATCGGCCTTGGTCTGAGCCACGGCCAGAGCATTAGCGGCCGCAGCCGCCGCATCCGTGGCAACTTTGTCCGTTACCGCTACCCAGGCAGACCCACTCCAGCGCTTAGGCGTGTTGGCGCCGCCTGTGGTGTCGATCCACAGGTTTTGCGCGAGGCGGTCAGGTACCGCAGGGGTAGCCGTTTGCACGATCACCTTGCCCTTGCTGCCCGCCAGGTCGGATGCTGCCTGGGCAGCCTGCTGCGCGGCGGTGACGTTTTGGTTCGTAGTCGTCAGGCTGCTCTGCAGGGAGATAATCGACGAGCTCTGCGAAGTCAGGCCGGCCTCGGTCTGCGCCAGCCGCGCATCCAGAGACTGCGTAGCAGACGCCAGCGCATTTGTCTGGGCGGCACGCTTGCGCACCGCCGGGGCGGCCATGTAAGCAACCAAGGCATCCCCGGTGGACATGCGAACCGTCATCGCCATGCGGACGGCGCCGGCTGGGACCGTCACCATACCCGTCAGCTTGACCCACTGACCTGCAGTGGTGGCGATGTTGACGCCATCACCGCCCTGCTGGACCCAGCCATGCGTGACGGAGGAACCATCCAGGGCGTAATACTGCGCCCACAGGCCGAACTGCCTGGCCTTCTCACTGTGCAGCAACAGCTCCAGATCGTAGATCTCGCCGGCCGCCACCGCGATCTGGGTCGCGTTGGAGTTCTCGGGCGGCCTGACGTTGAGAGCAGATGTGAAGCCAACGTAGGTGTTCCCCGTACTGGCGGGAACATCCCACTTCACCACGCGCGCAGTGGGAGCCAAGGCCGGCACGCTTGCATCATTACGGTTCAGCACCAGGATGCTAGGCTGGGCGTTGACGCCATTACTGCTGGAAAAGGAGGGATCCAGCAGCAAATTCTCACCTGAGATGTTCCCTATGGTGGCCTGGATGTTCGTCAGTTCCTGGCCTTGGGCGGTGATCGTGCTGCCTTGCTGGGTCACGGTGTTGGATAGCGCGGTCACTGTCGAGGAGTCGGCCTTGGTCTGCGCCAAGGCGCTTGCTGCAGCAGCGGCAGCTGCAGCATCAGTGGCCACTTTGTCTGTCACGGCCACCCAGGCACTGCCGTTCCAGCGTTTCGGGGTGTTGGCGTTGCCGGTGGTGTCGATCCAGAGGTTCTGGGCCGCGCGATCAGCAACCGCCGGTGTTGTTGCTTGAAACAGCACCTTGCCCTTACCGCCGGCCAGGTCGGAAGCAGATTGGGCTGCCTGCTGAGCTGCAGTGACGTTCTGGTTGGTGGTGGTCAAGCTGTTGTTGAGGCCAGTGAGTGCTTGGCCTTGCGACGTGATGGTGTTGCCCTGCTGAGTCACGGTCGTGGACAGCGAATCAACAGCCGAGGCATCGGCTTTGGTTTGCGCGACCGACAAAGCATTGGCCGCGGCGGCTGCCGCATCGGTCGCCACCTTGTCCGTCACCGCCACCCAGGCACTACCAGTCCACCGCTTGGGTGTGTTGGCGTTGCCTGTGGTATCGATCCAGAGGTTCTGCGCCAGTCGATCAGCGGCAGCCGGGGCAGCAGATTGCACGATCACTTTGCCCTTCCCGCCCGCCAGGGTGGACGCATCCTGCGCAGCCTGCTGGGCGGCCGACACATTCTGGTTGGTCGTGACCAAGCTGTTCTGCAGGCCGGTCATAGCCTGGCCCTGCGACGTAATTACCCCCTCAGCATCAGTGACCCGGGTCGACAGGTTGTTGACCACCGAAGCATCGGCTTTGGTCTGCGCCACAGTCAGTGCATTCGCTGCTGCAGCGGCTGCATCCGTCGCGACCTTGTCGGTGACCGCCACCCAAGCGCTGCCACTCCAGCGTTTCGGCGTGTTGGCGTTGCTGGTGGTATCGATCCAGAGGTTCTGCGCCAAGCGGTCAGCAACAGCAGGCGCTGCAGCCTGGACAATGACCTTGCCCTTGCCGCCCGCGAGGGTCGCCGCATCCTGCGCCGCTTGCTGAGCCGCCGTGACGTTCTGGTTGGTGGTGGTCAGGCTGGACTGCAAGCCGGTGAGCTGGGTGGCTTGCGAAGTGGTGGTGCCCTCCAGGTTGGTAACCTTGGTCTCCACGGTCTGCACGCGGGCGGCAAGCCCGTTCGCAGACTGCACAACCTGGCCGACATCAGTCCAATAGCTGGTATTCGGCGGCGCGGTGTTTTTCGGTACCGCCTTCGACGCCTGGTAGAGCATGCCATCGGTCCCCAGCACAGTCTGGCCAGACGTGTAGGTTTTGTCGGCGTTGTACGGCAGCGACTTGGCGATCTGGCTGACGCTGTCGATTTGGCCCTGCAGGTCTTGCGTGGCTTCGTCGAGGTCCTGTTGCACCTGCCGGGCTGCCTCGGCCACCTGATCGATCGCTTGCTGAGCCTGTTGAGTAGCGGTGTCGAGGTTGGATTGAACCTGCGTGACCGCCTCGCCCAGTTGGTCGGTGATCTCGATGACCTGCTCGTCCAACTCTTCCAGGCGGCTGTTGACCGACCCCGGAAGGTCGGGCGGCCCGGAGATCAAGGCGATTTCTTCCCGCAAAGCCGGGGCGAGCTGGCCGTTATCGATTTTGTCCTTCAACGCATCGAGCATGTTGTCCACGCTCGTCGACGTGGAGGCGACCACCTTCAGGAATGCACTCACACCGTATGCGTTCTTCGAGCGCACGAAATAGGCGTAGTTAGTGGCGAACGCCAGCCCTGTATGGGTCAGGGTCAGGCCTTGCCCCAGATACTCGCCTTGCGTTGCCTGAGGGGTGGTCGAGAAGAAGTACTCGTAGGTGCCGCCGTTCAAGCCATGCAGCGCGTTGCCAGGGATCAGCGTGATGGTGTCGATGGTGGCCTGAACCACGCACGACTCCGGAATCGGCGGTCCGTCAATGCCCACGGCAATGCTGGCTTCACCGGAGCGAGTCAGCGGGCCGACGGCGGCAACGCTCATCGTATAGCTGCCAGACGGCAGACCAGAAAGAGGCAGCTGCAAGGTAGTGGCCGGCACCTGCTGAGCCTGAACCGCAGTCGCTCCCTGCCGCACAGTAATGGCGTAACCGGTAACCACGCCATTGGGTGCCAGCCACGACAGGGTACCCTGAACCACTTCAGCGTTGTCCTGGGTGGACCAGGTTAGTCCGGTTGGGCTGCCCAGGCCGCCTGTTGGCAGGCTGATGAAGCCGATAGGGTTGTATGGCTGCCCCACGGCATCGTCAAAGATCGCCGGCTCGTTCTGCGAGACCGACACGGTGCAGCCGCTGTCAGCACTCATGGACCAGTCGGTGACAATAAACTCGCCAACCATGTTTAGCGAAGGCAGGTTGACCTTCACCGATCGGCCCGGCCGGCAGTTGTACCCTGCGAAGTTCATGGGAATCGACAAGGTTCCACCAGCCCGGCGGCGACGCAGCTCGATGTTGGCCAGGCGCTGGGCCTGATAAGGGTCGCTGACATAGGAAAACGACAGGGTCTCTGCCGCCTCGCCACCGTCAGCAATCACCCACTCGCTGATCGACACTTCGGGGTAGTCCGTCTCGGCCCAAGCCTGCGACGGATCAATGAAGGTGCCGCGCACGGTGTTGAGTGCCGAATCGTTGGACGGCTCAGAGCTGCCTGTAACAGTGCCGGTGACCATGTCTTCGGTGATCTCGAAGTCATACGGGCCATAATAGGCCCCGACTTGAAGCATCCAGCGGCCACCGACACGGATCAGTTTGCCACCGCAAGCAGCCTCGAGCTTCTGCATGACCTGAGTGCGCGACTCATCCGCGCCGATCACGCAGCCAGAGCGGTACCGCGGGGCGGTGCTGCCATCCGGGTTAGCCACCATCTCGTCGCAAACGCTGGCACTGTTGGCAAAGCTGGCGAACACGATCTCGTCGTCCGGCACACCGCAGCGGTTCCGCAGGAACCAGAGGATGTGCAGTGCGGTGTTCTCGCTATAGCCGGCGCTGCCAATCCTGGGGTCGTAGATGTCCCGGCGACCGCGGATCACGAAGCGCACATCCGGGATGCCGGACGGGTACTTCTCGGCGCTGTACTTGAACGACACGCGCACGAACGACAGCCCTCGGCCGATCTGGGTATCTCGCCAATCCGGGCTGTTGGCTTTGAGGAAGGCGTTCACCTGGGTCGGGTTGGTGACCAGCTCGTAGGAAGCATGGCCCCCATAGGCCGCGATCACTTCCTCCCCCAGGAAAATGTCTTCCAGCCCGTCGATCTCCCCCTCCGACAGGACATAGACCATGTGCAACCATTCGCCATCGGTATGGTCGCCGGCCTGCTCCTGCCCCCAAGCCAGCACGCCGCCGGTGCTCACGCGGCCCAACACAAACCGGGCAGCTGCCTTCGACGAGCGCAGGGTCTGGCTGGATGGTTCACTGGCACGCAGCGAGCCGGTATCAAGCTTGTCCTGCTGCGACGACACGTAGAAGGCCAAGGCCGCACCGGCCACAGCTCCCCATGGCCCACCCTGAACGAAGCCGATCACCGCACCGACAGCGATCTGGGCAACCTTGCTGACTGCTGAACTCATTCAACTCTCCACACCGTCAACGGCTCACACTCGATACGGCAGACTCCTTCGGGAGACACCGACCAGAACTCATCAGCCCAGAACACCGCCACACCCCGGCCGTTTGGCCCGTCGTACAGGGCGATATCGCCCCGCTGCAGCAGGCCTGGCGGAATGCGGGCGAAGCAGGCGTCCCAGGCTCCCTCCAGCGAGCCGTGCAGCTTCTTCAACAAGCGCTTGGCCCCGGCCTCGGACGAGTAGCAGCCGCGGTAGGCTTCGGCGGGGTCCACACCGCACACAGCCAGGGCGCAGTCAGCGGCAAACAGGCAGCAGTCAAATTCGCCCCATGAAAAAGGCCGCTCGATGGCGGCCTTGATCGTATTGGCAAGCTGTGTCGTCCAATCGCGCTTTCGCATGGCTATGTCTCGTAGGTGAACTTCGGCGCGTCCTTGGAGGCGCCCCAGTAAATGGGCCAGTCCGCGATCTGGGCTATCGCGAAGAAGAAACGGTCATCCTGCCGGCGCGCGCGGTGGTTCTCGTCGGTCCAGCGCTCGGTACCAGTTCGGTTCCATTCGGCCATCCGGTCGATCAGAGGAACCGTGATGCTGTTGCCTGCCTCGCCATTGCCGGCGTAGGAGAACTTGGCGGCATCCATACGTCCGCTGAACAGGATGTCGGCGGCGTAGGTGCCATCCTCGTCGAACACAACGAACATCAGCTTGCCGTTGCGGCCTCGGCAGCCCTTCAGTGAGGTTTCGGTAATGATTTGGGTATCCAGGCCGTTGAGCGTCAGGTCAACGGACATCGGCGATCCCGAGTTGCTGCTTTCCTGCGACTGGCCTACTGCACCGAAGCTGCCTACACCCTGATAGGTGATGCCGTCGATCACCAGGTCGCCGGTACCGGTGTGCGCAAAGACCATCCCATCAGGGAAGTCCAGCTGGCAGGCATAGACCGCCATGAAGTTACCTTTGGCGATGATGTCGACAACGGTTTGGCTGAAAGGAAACACGCCACTGGCCATCAGAATGCCTCCCGAAATTGTAGGGTAGAGTTCGACACCACCGGCTGGGCGGTCCACTCGTTGGTGTCATCCATGCGGCGCATTTCGCAATAGGGATTCTTGTATTCGACTGCGCTGCCGGCGGCTATCAGCTTGCGGATTCGCTTGTTCACCGAAACCACGGCCTTTCCGGCAGCGTCAGAAGTGGCATTTTCCACTATCTCGAACATCTCGCCCCTGATCGTGATGAGATCGCCCCGACTGAAAACTTTCCTGCTGGCCAGCAGGCCCTGCAACTGCATGCTACTTGCTTGCGCATTCGCTACCGCAACGGTCGGCGCGCCAATGTTGTCGGATCGCGTGCGAGTGAGGTATGGAATGTTCACCGTGCCGAACATGCCGTGCAGGCGGCCCAGAAGCGAAGTTAGCTCGCGCTCATCCTCTTCATACAGGAAGCCGAAGGTCATGGTGCATTTCCAGTAGGAGCCAGGCTGAGCCACGATCTGCTGGGCATTCGACAGCGAGGAAGTGAACCCCCGGTTGTTGTAGACGACGCCCCAGGTGACCTCAGTGGGCTCCAGGTCCTCGGGCCATTCCTGCGCCATTGGGTCACTCCAAAAAGAAAGCCCGCCGAAGCGGGCCGAGCATAGTTACCGCCGCTGCAGCATCTGCCGCCCGGCGCCGTTGGTCTTAAAGTCTCGCAGCATGAGCTCGTAGCCATCGCGTGCGCCCTGCTCTGCAGCTCGTCGAACATCGGCGAGGGTGGCGGCATTGGCCTGCCCGCCAACCTGGATGTGCTGGGTGATGCCTCCAAAGGAGATCGAGGAGCCGCCGCCGTCACTACCGCCATTCATGGCAACAACACCCAGACTGCCGTCCGGCCCGCGCGCCAGCGGCATGATTGCCTCCGGCCCGGCCTCGGCAAAGATGCCCGCCCCCTTGGCGAAGGCGAACATCTGAGGGCTGTCATGCACCTGGTTCGAGAATGAGGACAAGCTGGGTGAGTCGTAGACCCCACCTTTGGCGTTCGGAATGACCTCGCTGAACCCGGTCATGGTCCCTTCCCCAAGCGCAGCGCTGCCACCCCCGAAGAAACTGAAGGCCCCACCCAGGAAGCCCACCATGGCCTTGCGGACCTGGATGCGGATCAGGTCCTCGACGACCGAGTCGGCAAAGTCCTTAAACGAGAGTTTTCCGGTTTTCACGAAATGCGTGAGCGCATCCTCGGCGCCGCTGAACATGTTGCTAAACAGGTCTTGGGTTTGGCCGGCCACGTCAGCAGCGCTGTCGCGGTAGTTGGCCCATGCCGAAGTGGCACCATTGCTCCACTCAGCCTGCGCGGCATCCAACTTGGTGAATCCATCCTGCTGCGCCTGGACCAGTTTGTCTCCATACTCCCGCCGGAGCGCGATCTGCTTCTCCAGCTCCTGCCGCTGCTTTTCGGTCGAGGCTGTCGCCAACTCATCCCGCAAAGCGAGAATTTTGTTGTTGTTGTCCTGCTCGAGCGCCAAGCGGGCCTGAGTGCGCTGAGCCTCCTTGTCGCCCATGCCGACAGAGGCAGCCGCCGCATCGGCCTGTTGCCGGGCGATCGCCAGCTGACGCTCCAGGTCAGCCTGGTACTTCATGGCCTGCGACAGACCAGTTGAGGCCTGAACTGCCGTGTTGAACTGATCAGCCAGCCAAGCGACACCACGGCCATACTCCTCCTGGGTGATCTTGTTGTTCTTCAGCAAGAGATCGAGGTTGGCGACCTGCTTTTTGAACTCATCAGCTGCAGCTCCGACTGGGTCGAAAGTCTTCTTGAGTTGGTCGTACGCCGTTGACGCTTCCTTCAGTTGCTGCGTCAGCTTCGCCTGCGCCTGCGTGCCGTCCCTCGTTTCGTCCTTGGCTGCTTTGTCGGCCTCCCTCTGGGCATCAACTGCCTTGGCGCGCTCTCGAATCTGCTTTGCCAGATCGCTTTCGGACTTGATCTTGTTGTCCGTGATGAAGCGCTCCGCCGCCTCGACAGCTGTCTTGTCCTTGAGCGTGGCGAGTTGCTTGTCCAGGGTTTCGAGATAGGCCTGGCCAGCGCTGTTCGACTCGGTCTGGGAGTTGCTATTCGCGTGGGTAGATGCCGTGTTTCGGTCCGTCTGGTCGGTCAGCTCCGAGAGCTTCGACTTGAGGTTCTGCAGGCTCCCGGTCAGATCAGAGGCCTTGATCTGCCCAGTCTCGATTGCGCGAGCCATGCCTTCAGTAACGCCCGGCATGCCCCGCAGTTGATCGGCAACAGCTTTCCAGTCCACCGCAGCGCCCGACGAGGCGTCTTTGGCCGCAGTGCGCACCAGATCGATGGCCTTCTGCGCTTCCTCAGGAATCGGGGCCAGACCAGCAATGAAGCCATCAGCACCAGCGGCACCGACGTTCCGAAGATCGCTCTCGAACTTGTCGGCAATGGCCCCGGCCGCCTGTGTAAGCTGGCTCTGGGTATCTTCAATCTTGCCCTGCAACTCCCTCAGCGCGACTGCCTGAGTGGCGCGATTGAGTTTGTTGAAGCGCTCCAGCAGCTTGTCGAGAGGGTCGGTCAGATCGCCAAGCTTTTTCTCCAAGGAATCGGAGTTGTCGCGCAGCGTCAGGAATGCGATGCCGGCCCCCACGGCCAAGGCAGCAAGGCCTGCCGGCCCTCCCAGCACAGTCATCAAGCTGGAAGAGATCCCCTTCAAGCTAGCCTGGGCTGCAGTCAGCCGGTCAGTCGCAGCGCGCTCAACCATCCGAGCCTCAGCAAGCTGAATCGACATCTGGGTTTGAACTGCGGTGCCTTTAGCTGCAATCGCCTCTTTCTCCGCTCTGACCACTGCGGACTGAGCAGCTTGCTGATTTGCGATGGCCGCCTCAATTGCGGAAGTTGCCTGAGCAACATTCGCGCCGGTTACCTGCTTCGTCGCCTGTATCGACTTCCCAAGGTTCGAGATGTAACCCAGGAACGATGCCGCGACCTTTCCGCCCATCACTCCCAGCAGAATGTTGAAATTATCGACGAGGAAAGCAATGGCAGTGCCAACTGCTTGGGCGGCACCGTTGTCGGTCATGTCTTGGAGGACGCGCGTAGCGTCTTCAACCGCAGGCAACAGCCCGGTGACCAGTTGCCGGCTTGCTCCTTCCCACGAAGTCTGCAAGCCCTTGATCGACTGGTTCACATCAATCATTCGACTGATGTCTAAGCCAGATAATACAGCCCCTGCCGCTTGGGCTTGATCGCCGATTTCCTTAAAACCCTCACCGCCATTTTTGAGCAGCGGTACCAATGCCGTAGCCTCGTCGGCCATCTGCTCCATGTACGAAGTGATTTGCTGCTGACTCGCCCCTGCTTTCTCCAGCGAGTCGTAATAGAGTTGCAGCGCCTGGGGGCCGGAAAGGTTCTTGAAACTTTCCGCTGTCACTCCAACCTGTGGTGCAATTTCTTTGAAGAAATCTTGCATCTCTCCACCGCCTCGGGACAGAAATTCCCCAACCCGATCGGTAGTATCTTTGAATATGTCGGCCAGTTTCTCCTGGTCTACGCCAACGGTTCTGGCGCCGGCTGCCAGGCGCTGAAAATCCTCAACAGAAGCATTCGATAAGGCGGAGAGATTCTGCATCTCCTGCGCGTAGTTCAGGGTGCGGGTGGTAAGGGCAACAAGCCCAGCAACAACTCCAGCTGCGGCAACACCAACACCTACAAAAGCGGCGCTGACCGCCCTTTGTAATACGCTTGAATGGGCCTCTACCCGATCGAACGCCGCGTCGACCTGCTTCAGGCTGTTGTCAATTTGGCCACTGGCCTGCGATACGCTAGTCTCTGCGCGGCTCAGCTCCTGCCGGAGTTGGGCGGTGGTTGCTTCGATCCGAACTAGCATCCCCTGAATATCAGTGTCTGCCATGTTATCTCCAGGCAAAAAGAAACCCGCCGAAGCGGGTTTCTGGTGCAGTGTTTACTGTTTCACGTCAAGGGCCTGATCCACACCATCCCAGTCGGCTAGCGTCTTACCGCCTCGATTGACAACCCTAGCCTTAGTGAGAGCTTTACCCGGACCTGCGATCAAACAGCTGAATGTTTTTACCAGCCCTACTCGCGAGGAGTAAGAGGTTTGACTCCATACTTTCTCGTCAATGGAAAAGGTTGGGATGTTTTTTATCATCCCTCCACCATAAATGATGTTTGCCTCTTCCATCTTTTTCCATCGAGCCTTGGCGTCTTCGATGTCGCAGGTATCAGCCAAGGCCAATGAGCAAGCAGTCGAGAGAAAAAGAGTCGCGGCAACAAGCGACTTATTCATGGATACCACCTCTTCCCTGTTAAAGGGGAAAAAGTAACAGCCATGAGCCCCAAGATAAACCCAGCTCAACGAGCTCTTCGCAAAGCGGCCCGCAACTTATCGGCAACGTTCACCGGCTTGTCGGGCTTGTCTTGAGCCTTTCCACTGCTGCCGAACGGGTGAGTCATGCGAGCCCATTCGACCCGAGCATCCATGGCCAAAAACAGCTCGGGGAGCGGCGTGGTCCAGGCAACCTGGGGCGACCAGCCCAGCCAGCCTACGGCGACGGAGAACATCCGGTCGACGTAGCTCCCGTTCTCTACGGCGCTGACCCCGTCGGTGCTGGCGGCTTTCCCGGGTTACCGCCCCGTGGGTTGTAAAGTGCATAAAGGAAGGCCGTCGCGGCTGGCACCAGGTCAGCAACGCCCTGCTGCCAGATCTCCTCGGCAAGTTCTTCGACGGCGCCCTTTTCTTCCATCCCGGAGCCGGCAGCGAAGACGACGGCGACGGCATCAACGCCCACAGCTCGCAGCCGCTCGGAAGCACCACGGAGTCCACCGAAGTAGGCCTCGATGGTGCGCACCGCCCTGAGCGTTGGCGACAGGATAAGCACTCGGCCGCCTACGGTGACCTCAGTAGTACCGTGCAGAGTTTTGCTCACTGAAGCCCCCTATCAGGCAGCGGCGGCGGCTGGAATTTCCAGCACGTCGGAGTTGATGCCCATGGTGATGTTGCGGCGCACCACGTTGTCAGCAGCACCTGGTGCAACGGTGTTATTCATCACCTTGACGCGCATGTAGAAGGTGGTCGGGTTGATAACCGGGGTTGCGGTCGGGTCACCGTCATTCAGGGTGATCTTGACGTTGTAGTCGCCCTTGCTGCGGTCCTTGTGCGCGGTCTTGACTGCGCGCTGACCGGCATCACCACTGTCCATGCCGACAGTGACGGTCAGGTCTCCGGCGTCAGCGGTGCCCTTGTACTTGCGCACGCGACCGTCTTTCAGCGAGGTGAAGTTTACGCTGCTGAAGGTGTCACCGAATTCGCCAAGGTCCTCGATCTCGCCCACTTCGACGTAGGTGTCGGCCTTGTAGTCGGTCTCGGTGTCCGCGCCGGTTTTCCCGCCGATGAAGAGTCGGCAGCCGGCGGCTGTATTTAGGTTGTCTTCGGCCATGGGGAGTCCTCCAAAGGCACATTGGATAAAAGCCGCGGAGCGGCCGTTGGGTGGTTCAGTGGGTGGTGATCACGCGGACGGTGATCGAACCCTGGTAGGTGATGCCGTCGGCGTCGCGCTGGGCGTCGGTCTGCTCAACCCGGACGGAAACCGCGCGGCCAACCTCCAGCGGCAGCCGGCGCTCGTCCAAGGCGGCGATGACTTCGCCGTTGATACGCTTGACCTCCGCCTGACCCACGGCATCGGACCAGACTGACAGGTACAGCAGGCGCGTTTCGCGCTTTCGGCCCGAAATTGGGCTGCTGTTGACCGAGACCTCTCGGTCAATGGAGACGTACGGCATGTCTGCGTTCAGAGGGGCCCCGTCATAGATCGGACAACTAACCTCGGCCTGAAGCCTGGCGAAGATGGCCTCCTGCAGGGCTAGCGATGGATCAGCCATTGCCTACCCCTTGGCTTGCCTTGCGGAGCGTGCGGCGCACTGCCACTTCGATGTCGGCCATCACGTACTCGCGGTTCACGTCCATCGAGGGGCGCAGCCACGGGTGCGCCGGCCTAGCCGGGATATCCGGGTACTTACCGAAGAAGTGCTGACCATCGGACTTGTTCTTGACCGCGCGCTGCCGTATGGCGTTGCGGCGCCCCCTGAGCTGCATCGTGTCGCGGTTCTTGGTATGCACACCGCCTACAGCATTGCGGTCGGCCCTCTGGTAGATCTTGCCCGAATAGCCCTTGGTCCCGTACTCAATGAAGCGCAAGTAGAAGAAGCGTCGGTTATCGCGCTTACCGCGAATGCCGATCTGCGCATCCAAGCCGCTAGGAGCGACATAGATTTTCAGCGCGGCGGCGGCGGCTCCTGTGTCCTTCGGCATCAACTGCTGCTGCGTGGCCAGGACGCGCTCAGCCGCGTTGCGCATGGCCGGCGTCAGCTCGTTGTCCATGGTCTTGTGGATGTTGCGCAGCGTTCGCCGAAGGCGGATATCACCGCGCATCTTCGAGCGGCGGGCCATAAGCTACTCCTTGGCCTGGGCGGCCTTCGCGGGCTTTTCGGTTGCGGCTGGCGGATCTTTGATTTCCACCGCGTAGCCACGGGCGATCAGGCCCTCGCCATATTCCTTCTTCACGTCGAAGATTTCGCCCTTCTCGCGCTCGCCAGACGCACCGGTCAGCGGGCCCAATGCTTGGATTTTCATGATTGACCTCATGGGTTGGGTACCGATGAGCACAGTAGCCGCATCAGTGTGTTCTCATTGTCAGGCAATACAGCCTCGACCCTGTAAGTGACCCCGCGCCGGGTGACTCGCCAGCCTGCAGCAATGTCAGCGCGCGGCCTGGCGATGATCTCGCCAGATACGACGGCCTCAAGCTTTTCAGCAATAGGCGCTACCCGACCACTGGGCGTCCGTATTTCTCCCCACATTTCGGGGCGAGCAGCGGGCAGCCACGTCACCGTGGCGCCCCCGGACTTGTTGCGCTCCTCGTGCGGGAACGTCACCTGAAAACGGTGACGTAGCGGACCGGCTCTCATACGCCCCACCCAATACGGTGAGGGGTCAGGAGCGCCACCGAGCCTTTCGGCAACTCGGTGGCAATGGTCCCGATCACAACGTCCTCACGGTTCGCGTACAGGTGGCCGAGGATCAGCAAACAGGCAGCGTTGATCTGCTTGTTGCTGACCATGGGAGAGTCGCCAGCCTCGCCGGAAGCGATTGCCTCATCCAGCGCCTGCTGATCGGCATAAAGGCGGCGGTTCAGATAGTCCATCGCCTGCCCTTCCGCCGCCTCGATCAGGAGCTCCAGGTATTCGTCAGCATCGTCGGGGTCCCGGAGATGATGCCGAGCGATGGACATGCTGATAACCGACATCATCTACTCCTTCAGCGGCTCAAGTGATGCCAATTTCCGCTGCACCAGATCCTCAGCATGGCGGCGGGCCACCGTGTACGCTGGACCGCCGCGACGGCGAAGCTCGCCTTCATCCATGTACGACCGCAGCGGATAAATCTGAAGAGTCGCTGGATTGAGGTTTGCCGCGACCTGATCGCCTTCGGCCAACGGATCAGTATCGAGGCCGCTATCAGTTAAGTCTGAAGCTACTTGGCTCGCGCCTTCGGATGCCGCGGCGCCACTAACGGAGACATCAGCACCGGCACCCTGGTCGGGCTCAATTACATCCACTCCAGAGCCCGCGGTTGCTTGTCCTTCTCGTGTTACTTGGCCTGAGCCTTCCGCTGAACCTAAAGCAGCTGCAGGAGCCCCCGCCTCACCTTGTTCTGGCGCGAGTGCAGCGTTAGGTGATGGAGAAGAGCCGGAGCCTTCAGTCCGGCCGGTGCTGAATTCAGTGGCCTCGGCAGGGTCTTTCGCCTCAACTGGGGTAACGGGTGTTTCCTGTTTACGTGCCATCGGAGTACTCCAATAGGGCGCCATTGCTGACGCCACATTACGAAGAGTTAAGGCGTGCCGGTCAGCTGGCCGGTCACGAAGGCCTCTTCGCGGTAGATGGCGAAGGCCAGACGCTCTTCAGCACGGATCGTCGCCATGTTCTTCTCGAAGTCGTCGCTGTTCTCGGTCGAGATCAGCACTTCGATTTCCATCCGATCGAAGATCTGCGCGCCGAGCTTGAACGCGCCGACGAGGAAGTCGTCTTGGGTCATGGCCTGGGTAGAAACCACAGGGCGATTCCAGAGTTTCGGGTTGGTGCCTTCCTGAGGCTGGCCGATGATGTAGCGGCCTTCCCCGTCCTTGGTCAGCTCAATGGCCGCCCAGTCGATCGGGTTGAGCACGATGCCGTCGGATGGGAACTCGGCCAGTTCGGCCTGCAGCAGCGCCAGGCGCAGGCGATCAATGCGTTGCTCGCCCACCACGGCTACACCAGCCGGGGCGGCGTACAGTTGCGCAACGGTCATGAGGCCCTGCAGGTTCACGCCGGTGCCGTTGCCGTAAAGCAACTGAGCTTCTTCCGCCATGTTCAGGCCGTACCGTGCCCGACCGTCGATATAGCTTTGCAGGGCTTTGGCATCGTCCAGCATCTGCCGGCTGGCTTTGAACAAATGGGCGATGGTCCGCACATTCGCAGTGGCCAAGCCAAAGGTCAGGTCGGAGTACGGCTTGGCCGTGGTCTCCGCTACGGTACGGGCGTTGTTGGTGAAGCCGGTTTCACGGACGTACTCGATGGAGTTCGATTCGGTGGTGCCCGGCGCGACCAGGTCGCGGACGGTCAGTCGGCGTTGCGGCGGAGCAATGATCCCCGGCAAGCGCTGAGTCTCTACCAGGTCGCCGCCAGTTGCGGTGGTGATAGCAGCCCGCGGTACAGAGACACGACGAGAGCCGCGGAAGGACGAATTCATATCCTTCATTTCTTCGCTTTCGATCACGAGCGCGCCAACCGACTTCTGCGGTTCTTCTTGATGATTGCGATCGCGACTGGCGTTCACGAGCTTCTGCTCGGCCTCGCCCAGGCGTGCCTGAAGCTCGCCCTGCTTGGTCAGAAGTTCATCGACCTTGGCGCGGGTTTCGATATTCATTTCACCGGAGGCCTTGATTTGCTTCTCGGTGGCCTCGGCCTGGCTTTTGATCTGATCGCCAATGCCCTTGAGGCTGGCGTTGAGTTCCTTGACTTGGGCTTCAAAGTCCATGGTCACTTTCCTTTCAGAGAATTGAGGAGGTTGGTTGCCGCGCTCAGAGAGGCGGAGAGGTCTGGCGCGACAGCGCGAGGCTTATCGGGCGGGGCAGCGTTATGCGTACCCCCGCCGGCAGCGCGAGGCATGCCGGACTTGAAATTGGCGAACAGTTCGCGACGCTCGGAGCGAGTCATGCCACCTTTGGCCAGGGCTACATCCATGGCCTTGAGCGCATTGGCCTGGGCGGCATCTTCGGTTTCGCGCTCGGTGACCTCGGTGGACGACAACAGCCCGGTGGCCAAGCCAAGCTCCACAGCACGCTTGCCACGGATATAGGTTTCGTCGTCCATCAGTTCGGCCATGTCCTCCGCCGACTGCCCGCTGGTCTCGGCATAGAGGTCGGCCATCGCGGCGTCGAACTCCTCCATGTCGTTGGCGATGTCGCGCAAGTAGTTGCGATTTCCGGCAAGCCAGGTCCAGCAGTTGTGGATCATGAGGAAGGCACTGCTGGCCACCTCTCGCTTCTTGCCAGCCAGGAAAACGATCGAGGCAGCGCTGGCCGCCATGCCGAGCACCTTGGTGGTGACCTCATGACTGTGCTCTTGGAGGCGGTTGTATATGGCGATGCCTTCGAACATGTCGCCGCCCGGCGAGTTGATGTAAACGGTCACGTCGCGCTCGCCGATGGCCCGCAAGGCGGCATCGATTCGTTTCAGCGTGACGCCCTCGCCATACCAGTCTTCACCAATCACGCCGTACACCGTGATGGTGTCCGAAGTGTTTTCAACGGCCGCCTGGATCGCGGGATTCCATTTGTCGAGCGCGCGCGGGCTCATCTCGCTGCGCAGGCCGCGAGACTGGATCTTGTGTTTCATGGATTACTCCCGTGATTTGCTTTCCGGCTCTTGCAGCCAGTTCATCAGTGCGGCCCGGGCGGTCTGCCCATCGTTTTGCTTGCCCAGTTGGTCCAGCGGCACCAGGTTCGATTGCACGGTCAGCACATCGCCACCAGGCATGCTTGGAAGGTTCTCTTTCCGCCGCCCCTCGTTTCGAGTCAGGTAGCCGTTCTGCCCCATCGTGCTGAGATAGGCCGCACGGCCTGCGCTATCTGCACGCAGGAATGCTTCAAGCGAGTACTCGGCATAGAACTTGATCCGGTCAACGGCCGTCATGCACCACTTGTTCACACACTGCTCAATTGGCGCCGTGAAGGACATGATGCAGTAGGTGAGAAACGCGATCTGCTGCTGCTCCAGTCCTGTGCCCCAGTTGCTTCCCTTGTCGGTCTTCATCACCATCCAAGGAGGGACACCGAACCATCGACAGATCTCTTCGATGCTGTGCCCTCTCGATTCCAGCAACTGTGCATCGGCGGGGTTGATACCAATCATCTCCGGCTTCACACCCTGCTCAAGCACAGGGCTCTTGCCGGCATTCAATGCCCCGGAGATCGTCTTCACGTACTCGCGGAACTCGACGCGCTGAGCCGGGTTCAGCGTCTTGTCGACCGAGAATGCGACCGTGGGCATCATGCCGTTGCGGAAAGTGCTGTTGGCGGCATCGTCTGCCGACATTGCCGAACCGAACACATCCGCACCGTACCGAATAGCAGAAAGGCCAACTCGCCCATCCAGGGTAAAGGCCGGGATGTGCAGCATGTCCTGCCGCTGGATCTCTCGCCTCGCCCCCTTTCGGGGCCTGAAGAAATACCTCAGCCGGCCATCGTCGTCGAACTCAAGATCGACCCTCGATGGCATCAGGAAATCCAGGGCAATCACACGCCCGGCTGATCGGTGGATCTCGCAATAAGCGTTGCCCCATAAAAGCATCGAGGCGACGACAGCCTGCCAGAAATGGAACGCAGCCATGTCTTCATTGGGACTAGTGTGCACCACATCGTAGAGCGGGAAGTCTCGCGCACTCTCGCGACTGCCATCTGGCATGCGCCGGTATATGCTCAACGGCAAGCCTGCTACCGAGGTCGAGATGATCCGAACGCATGCCCACACGGTAGAAAGGCGCATGGCCTTATCGACGCTGACTGACTTACCACTACTGGACTGGGCGCCGTTGAAGGCACTCCAGAAACCTCCATCCGACAGCTTGATGGTCTTGCCCAGCCATTCACTCATACTGGCTGAAGGCTTGGTGGCAGCAGCCCCCAATGCCTGGGATAGGGTTTTAATCACTGACAAGCCCTCTGCGGATGAAGCCGGCGATGCAGAAGAAACTCAGCGATCCCGCCAGCAAAGCCCAGCCGGTACCAGCCAGCATCCAGACCCCGCCGCATGCCAAGCAGAAAGCGATCAATGCGCAGGCGATGAAAATATGAAATGCGTTCATGCGATCAGTGGATCCCGAATGCCTGCCATAAAGTTATCCATTCCGCCCCTGCCCTCTGGATTCAGGCTCAGCAGCGAAACAGCGTTGAAAGTTGCCATCAACGGGTCAATCTTTGCGGTTCCCGATGCTTGCTTGGTGATCAAGAAGGCGTTGGCTGAAGGCACGCCCTTGGCATTTCCGCAGGACCAAGCCATGAGCGGCTGACCACAATGGAGCAGCGTGCCCTCGGCAAGCTTGCGTTCCGTGGTTTTGATTGCACCGGTGAGCTTCCAACCTTGCGAGATGCCCACGATCTTGTCTTCCTCAACGCCAGCATCCGCAAGCGCGTCGAGTACTGCCCCGATGCCAGCCGGGTCGAGGCCAACTTTGTCGAGTAGGCCGGTGTCATTGACGCGGGCAACGATGGCCGCAAACTGCTCAACGTCATCACCGATGCGCTCCACAATGGTGATGTCGCCTGCCTTTTCTAGGTCCCTCAACCGTGGCGCTTCTGACTTGCGGCGCTCTAGAACCGAAGGGTGCGCCCAGGCGTGAGCCCAGTGGAACCACCTGCGGGTTCCAGCCTCCCGGCCCATCACAGCAAGACCTAGCAGGTCATCAAGCCCACCGCCGTCCCCGCCCACATCAATGACCTCGCACCGCGTGAGAATTTCATCGAGGTTTAGCCACGTTGCTCCTTGTGGCTCCCAAAACTCTGCCCCGACCCAAGCATCGGACATCAGCGCAAGGCCGATCTCGATGTTGAGGTGCTTGGCCAGGAAGCCGCGCAATTCAGCCTCGCCGTCCAACTCAGCCTGCATAAACAGGCGCTCAAGCGTAGGTCGGTCGACGGAGTAGTCGATGTTCGGATTGACCAGGTGGAAGTTCTCTGGCTTCCGCGCCTCGCCGCTCTTGATCATCTCTTGAGAGAACTCATAGATGATCGGCAGGAAGCGGTTGTCGTCGATCCGGCCATCACGCACGCCGCGTGCGTAGTTGAGCTTGGAGCGGAACACGCCAGCCGGCGGCTCGTTCGACTGGGTCGTCAACCAGATGATGAAGCCCTCAGGTCGCGACAGCAGACCACCAGTGGCCTCGCGAATCATGTCAGCGGCTTTGGGGTTCTTGCCGAACAGCCAGGCCTCATCGATCAGGACGCCGACCGCCTTCTTGCCGCCAACGACGTCGCTATCCGCAGCCACCACTTTCAAGGTGGCGCCGGTCTCGCGATGAGTGATCAGCCGCAGGTGCGGCTGGACATGCAACAGCGCTTTCAGCTCGTCGTCATTGTTGACCATGTCCTTGGCCGGGATGAACGAGTTGTCGGCAATCTCCTTGGTCGGCGCCAAGATGATGAACTCAGCCGAAAGCCGCCAGTTGCGGATCAGCGCTGTCAGCATGATCCCGGCAGCAATCGTGGATTTACTGTTCTTTTTGGGGATGCAGAGCATCACCTCCCGAATTAGGCGCTCGCCGGTCTCGCTGTTGTAGCTCCCGAAGATGGCCCCGGCGAACGCCAGGACCCACGGTGCACAGGCGGCCTCAATGGTGGGACTGCCCGGGGCATCAACGATCTTCAGCCCCTTGAACACCTCAAGGCCGGCTTCTGCTTCGTCTGGAAACAGCGGATCAGGAATGATTGATTCGCCCGCAGCCAGGCACCTCCACCAGTCCGGGCAGGCTGTTGTCCATTGCATAGATCAATTCTTCACTACGGAGAGGGGCGGCTTGCCTTGGGAGTACTTGCCTTTGCCGACCTGTTTCGCGGCCTCGGCCTTCTGCTCTTTCTTGCCCTGGTCCGCGACCTTGCCGTGCGAATACGGCATGAGGGTTTTGGCCGCTTCCAAGCGCAGGCGCATGTCGGCGCCTTCCGCATTCATGAGCTCAGTAAGGAAAGCTCGCGGGTCGTCGGTCTCGGTTAACGACAGCTCGCCGGCCTGTAGGTCTTGGGGCTGTTCATCTTTAACTTTTCGAGAGGGTTTAGCCTCGGTGCTGGAAGCCTGCTTTTGTTTCAACCGGCGCCCGACTTCTGCGAGGACATCGGGGTCCTTCGCAAGCTTGGAGCCCGCTTGCGACGCGGTCTTCTCGGAATATCCGGCGGCGATCGCCGATTCGCGATTTGAGGCCCCCGACAACAAAGCGTCAACAAACCGCCGCTTCTTGTCGGTTAAAGCCATGGTTAACTTTTCCTGAAACGGGAAAAAATGTGTACGTGGGGTCGGTGGCGGTCTAGCTAGATGAGAATCCCTAGCTTTTGACCCCCTACCCCTTTAGAAGCACGTCACTGGCGTGCCTCTAGCTCGCGCGCCGGGTTTCGGCGATCCGCTGAGGTTTCAGCGACCCAGCCCCGCCGCCTCCTCGGCCTGCTTGACGGAGTCGTGACAAGGTTTACAGAGACTCTGCCAGTTGGTCTGATCCCAGAAGAGAACCATGTCGCCACGGTGAGCAACGATGTGGTCGACAATCCTGGCGGCAGTTGTGCGTCCGTTCCGCTCGCAGTAGATGCACAGCGGGTTGTGACGCAGATACTGCTCTCTCGCCATCTGCCATCGATAGTCGTAGCCACGCTGAGAGCTGGTCATGCCGCTTCGCCAGCTCCCGGGCGTGACTAGCTTGACGCGTGAAACTGCGCTTTCTTTGATGCGTGATCCCAGCGTCTTGAGCTTAGCCATTAGCGCACCTCTAAAGCATAAATGAGTGGATGCGCCGGTCAGGAGGCTTTACCTATCGAATTGACTGACGACGTTCACGGAAATGCTATATGGCACATCATCAGAACCATTCGTCCAGTGCTCGCAGGCGCTGAAGCGCGTGTTTGTACTGACACATCAAGGAGTAGCCAGACCGAGCAGTTCCAGCAACGCTCATTTGGTAAATCCCATCACAATCTAATTTGACATACTCTTTCCACTGGGATTGAGATGCCTTGAGAAGAATAGGGACTTGTTCATAAGACGAAAACCTGTCGGGGTGCTCAACCATCTGCTGAGCGTCAGCCATTTTTTCTTGATACTTGAGCTCAACTTTCTCGTTAGCAGTACGCACCATTGTTAGAAGACACATATCGCTGTCGTGCGTGGTATGAACGTCTGGGCGCCGCAGGCACTCCTGCCTGACAGCTTCAACTTTTGCAGCGAACTGACGAACCGCTTCGTCCAACTCTTCCTCGCGTCCAACATCGGCGTGGACAACACTCACTATAAGCAACGATCCTATAGAGATCGCTTTAAACAGATTCCTCACGTGCCTCACTCCTTGATATGGCTGTTGGAACGCTGCATGGTCCTTTAAAAATAGGCAGCGCGCCACGATAAGGTGATGATGCATTTCGTGGCGCGACTATGGCGATACTCGATTTAGGGCTTCATCGGCCTTGTCTGCCGCCTGCGTCGCAGTAGTCGCAGCCTTCGAAGCCTTGGCGGCGGCATTGCCGGTCTGGCGGGCCAGTTCATCCAGCCGCAGGTCGCGCTGCTCTGTGGCTGCGTCATACGCCTTGCGCACCTCAGCGACCTGCTCCAGATACGCTCTTGCCAGAGCCCATTGCGCCAATTGGTAGCCACCGAAGCCGCCACCAACCACCAGCAGCCAGGCAATGACCCAAACCTCAATGCGCCTCCACCAGCGGCGGGCTATGAATTCCAATGCGCATCTGTCCATTACGCGGTACCCCCAAGCTTGATGCGCAGGCGGGCGATCTCATCGCTTTGAAGAGTTACCCGCTCCGTGAGGCTGGCAACCTGGCTAGTCAGCGCCTCGATTTTCCCTTCCATGCGGCCGACGGTTGCGGCCAGATCGTTGCGTTCCTTGGCAAACTGATCGGCGCGGGCCTCAGCAAGCTTGCGGGACTCACGTTCGGAGTCGAGGAGTTCGTTCAGGCGCCGGACGGTACCGATATCGGCGTTGTCCATGGCTCGGTCGGCGGCATCCTTGGATAGGAACTTGCGCAGCCACAGGAAGCCACCCAGCAAAACGGTGCCCGTTCCGCCCAGCCAGGTGGCTGTGCCTGGGCCGAGGTCGGTCGGGTCCATTCATTGCTCCATGAAGTAATTGTCGTCAGTGGCTGTGCAGCATCCCGCCAGGCCTAATCTCTTCGCGGATAACCTCGCGGACCGTATCTGCCAGGTCGCCGTCCAATGCGCCCATGCGTTTGGCGTTGGCGATATCCGCTGCCTCCTGGCGCCTTACATCTTCAGCTGCCTGTCGAGCGGGCTTCTCGCCTGTGATGTAACCACTCGCATCAGCTGTCAGAAGGTTGTCGTTCTGCCGAGTGACTCGGGTCGTCAGCCGCTCGACAGCCACTGCGTCAGCGCTTTCGCGTATTGACTGTGCAGCCTGTTGGTTTGTCTGGCCGGGGCCTGCCGTAGTGACCATCTTTACCTCGGCGTAGATCCGGCGATTGCCATCGTTCAGCTCAAGCCGGACACCATCATGGATCTTCCAGCCGGCCACCCCGGGCACATAGTTGGCGCTTTGCATTTCTGTACCCCGAATGAAAATGGCCCGCCGAAATGGCGAGCCCTTGAATTGACCAAATGAATAAATATAACCCTAGGCGCATATTTTCGCTTTACGAATTATGCGCCTAGAGGTATAATTATTCCATTAACTAACCAAGGAGACGGAGGTGCAAAGCAGGCAGTTGATCAAGGAGCTTGAAGCAGCTGGATGGGTTCTAAAACGTGTCACCGGAAGCCACCACATCTTCAAACACCCCAACAACCCAAACTCAATACCAGTGCCACACCCCAAAAAGGATCTACCGATCGGCACGGTAAAGAGCATCAAGGAAAGAGCCGGGTTGAAATAACCCGGCTTCACCCTTTGCACCTCTGTAGGAGACGACCATGCAATACCCAATCTGCATCGAGTGGGGCGACGAAAACACCGCCATCGGCATTCAGATCCCCGACATTCCTGGCGCTGTGACAGCTGGCGACACCTTCGAGGAGGCCTATGCCTCAGCTGTCGAGGTCGCCCACATCATGCTGGAAGAGATCGCTGGCAGTGGCCAGGCTATTCCCATGCCGACCAGCGCTGCAGCACACCGGAGCAATCCCGACTTCGCCGAAATGGGATGGGGCATGCTGGAAATCGACATCACGCCGTACCTGGGCAAGACCGAGAAGGTCAATGTCACCCTGCCGGGATTCGTTATCCAGCAGATTGACCGATACGTACGCGATCACAACGTGAAGAGCCGGTCTTCTTTCCTAGCCGATGCAGCCATGGAAAAGCTGGGCCGCTAGGAAGAGAGAGCCCCGCGCTTGGCGGGGCTCATACTTTAAACCTGTCTATGCAGCAATTCGCCGAGTAGCTCGTGCCCCTCGCGGCACGATGGCCTACTTTATCAGCGAGACCAGCGCTCTCACGGCCATGTTCAAGGCGGCCTCCTTTGCGGTATTTTTCAGCTGCTCAGCCATGGGCGATCCGCTGAGCGTGGTCGCGGAGCCTTGTAGGACAGGGACGGGCTGGCTAGCCGGTGCTACGACTTTCGATGGCTGGGCGTCAGGAGCAGAAGCTCGCAGCGCCTCCACACGTTTCGCAGCTTCCTTCTTAATCCATTCAGCCATCTCATCATCGATAACGTCTGATTCCTTGATCCGCTTACGCATAACGGCATCAGGATCATCCACAGGCCTTAAAGCCGCCAATAAAAATTCCACGTCCTCCCGATATCTGGCGAGTTCAGATGGAGCAACGTCACACTGTTCGTGGGAGATCTTGTTGCGCAAGGCAATTATGCTACGCATTTTACGTCGATTAGCCGCTGTAAAGCTCATATCAACGCTTTCACTCAGCTCTTTCAGACCAGTCCCAACAGCGCCAACCTCTCGAAGCTGGTGCTCCAGCCGTCTGCTTCCATCAATGATCAACCCGATCGCTTCAATTGCACTTGTCATCACGCTTCCTCCTGGACCATCACAGGATAGCGAATTGATGGCCCTTCAGAAATACAAAACCCCGACGCCAGGGCCGGGGTTTGAATGTGTCGCGTGACGTTGCAAGCTGGACACGCTGCTATGAAAACAGGTGTTTATCCGCGTGGAAAGCTTTTTATGCAGCCTCGCGCAATTGCTCCAGAGCACAGTCGATCCATGCCACTCCAGTGTTGATCAGTTCGCGCGCCTTGGCTTCGCCCATCTTGTGCTCTCGGGCGATCCGCAACGCAGGCCACTTAGCGCCGAAGTACAACCAGACGAATCCGCCCATCTGCGGGTTGCGCTTGTTCAGCCTGGCTACGGCGCCGTCCACCGCCAGGGCGAGGTCGTCCGTGATCACGTATTGCTTGAGCCCACCTTCCGCTGGGACGTGCTCCTTCATGAGCGCATAGAGCGGGCAGACATACTGAGGCACGCCCATCCCATCCATGCGCCACCAGCCCCATTGCTCGAGCATGTACGCTGTATCACCTAGGGCCTTGTCTACATAGGTCCGTTTCTTCATGTCCTTCCCCCTCAATCCCCGGTGTAGTTGGTGCCGCCGGCGCCGCGCCGGTTGCTTCCCTGATATGTCGCCTCAGGCCCGGATGCCTGAGGGTTCTTCAATTGCTCGATCTGCCGTGTCGCTGCCTGCAGCCTCATGCTGAGCTGGGTCACCAGTTCATCCAAGGCCAGGGCCTCACCAGTTGCAGCCACCACAAAGCCCGAGGCGTTGCAGTGGTCGCATGGCAGCTCGTGAAACACGCCCTTCGTGACCGCTCTCCCACGGCACAAAGGGCACTGAGCCAGCTCGATCACAGCCTTCTTGAAGGAAGGGCCGTGACTCTTCCTCACTCCGACGCCTCGCGCAGCACCACGACCCCACGCGGTGGCAAACGGAACAACCACCACATGACGGACTCACTCCAAGACAGGCGCCGGCCCAGCCCGTAGAGATTGGTCATCCTGTAGCCACGAGGCACCTTCTGGATGCGAACGGCCCTGGAGCCAAGTCGATGACAGAGCTCGGCGATTACCGCCTTAGGGCTGCCGTTTGGGGTTACATCGTCATAGGAAAGGCAGCCGCAAATGGCCTTGGCTTTATCGATCAACTGGCCGTCGTTCATCATTTCGAATCCTCGCTAATTACAAATGCGGTAAGGTCGTTCGGTGCCACGGCTGCTGTGGCCTCTGGCGAATTCTGCGAAATTTCAAATAAGGCCTTGGTAAGGCCGTGAATGGCTGCAAAGCCGATCCGATCAAGCCAGGCGTGCCACTTCTCCAGCGCGGCGCGACGCTGCTGCATGGCCTGGGTGTGGATGTAGGTGCTGGCGATCTTGCCCAGCTTGTGGTTCAGCAGCATCTCGCCGATGTGTCCGTCGATGCCGAGGTCGGTCCAGGTACTGCGGGACACCTTGCGCAGGTCGTGACTGGTCCACTCACCCTGCCCCAGGCGCTTGAACACGTTGCTGGCTTGCGTATCGCTCAGGCACAGGCCCCGGCGATTTGGGAACAGGTAGACGCCCTCATAGCCCTCGGCCTGCTGGATGGCCCGGTACCGAGTCAGCAGCGCCTGCACCTGGGCGGTCAGTGGCAAGCGGTGTTCGGTACGGGTCTTGGCGTTGGCGGCGGGAATGAACCACTCGGCCGCCGCCAGCGAGATCTCGTTCCAGCGGGCCATGCGGGTCTCACCAATCCGGGTGCCGTGGGCCAGCATCATCAGGGCCAGCATGGCGTCGCCCGGCTCCTGCTCGAATGCCCGAGCCAGCTGCTGCATCAGCTCCGGCAACTGCACGTCACGCAGGCGCGCTGCCTTGGGCAGGATCTTGGCCTTGGTGAAGTCGTTGAAGCGCATCCCGGCCATGGGGTTACGGTCGATCAGGCCCAGTTGCAGGGCCTGGCGGAAGGCGGTCAGCAACAGTGCGAACATCTGCCGCAGGTAGGACAGCGACACCTCGGCCTGGCACGGCCACATCAGGTGCTTGTCCAACGCATCGGCAGTCACGTCAGCCAGGGCCAGGTCATCCAGGCGCGGCTTGAGGTGCTGGGTAATGGCAGACTTGGCGCCGGCCTTGCGCTTGGCCGACAGCGAGCGGTCACGCGCCATCCGATCGCCGTACCAGTCCAGCAGCTGACCCACGGTAGCCATGCCAGAGACCACCGGGGCAGTGGCTGGGTCGCGCAGCAGGCGCTGACGCAGCGCGGGCAGCTCGGCAATCACCGCCGCCACGTTCAGGTCAGGCCAACGGGCGACCGGCACCCACTTCTTGCCGCGCACCAAGTGCCAGGTGCCGCGCTCACGGTTGCTCCAGAAGCGCAGGTACAGGCCAGGGTGACGCGGGTCGCGCAGGTCGCGCACCGACTTGTCGGCGGCCTGCCGGCGCACTTCGGCCTCGCTCAGTTTCACTTCCCGGGTCGCGCTCATGCAGCCACCGTGGCAGGCAGCAGCAGATAGGCGCGGATGGCCTCGACGGCGTCGATATTGCCCCGACATACGATGGCCAGGTAGCCCTGATCGGCAAGCGCCTGCAGGTAGGCGTCCTGGCTCGGGGATACCGGCGCGTCATAGGGCGGCATGGCCTTGAACTCGATGTACAGGCCGAAATAGCCACCGCGCGCCATGGGCAGCACTAGGTCAGGCACACCGGCCTTCACGCCCTGCCCCTTCAGCTTGGCGGCCACAGCCTTGACCCGGTGCCCGCCGTTCGGGACGTGGTAGATCAGCTTGTAGGCCTGCGGGTAGCGCAGTTGGAGCTCCTGCATCAGCGCGGCCTGCTCCTGCCCCTCCCGGTCAACGGGCTTGGCGCGGGCCGGCTTGGCCCTGAACGGACGGATGGCGGGGGAATTCATGCGACAAAGACCCCCTCGTTGAGCAGCAGCGCTTGGGTGCGCATGACGCCCTCGGCGTGATACTGGCGAGCGGTGGCGCGATCAACGTCACGACTACGGCCGTCACAGGCATCGTGGCAGGCGCTGCAGCACCAGGCGCCTTGTAGGTCGTGTGGTTTCTTGCCGACGCCACAGGTGCCAGCCAGGCGGTAGTGCGCAAGGACGGTGGTCTCGGGGTTGCCGTTGCACACGCCGGGAATGCGCACCTGGCACTCCCGGCCGCGCGCGGCCTTGGTCAACTTGGTTTGCCGCATGATCAGGACTCCTTGCCGCGGTGAGAATCCCACTCGAAAGGCACCACCACACCGCCGCCCTCGCGCAGGCGGTCATAGCACCGCTCGCCCATGGCGTGGCGCAGTTGGCCGGCCTCCAGGTTGGATATCACCACCGTGGGGCGCATCTGCTCGTAGCGCCCGTTGATGATCGAAAACAGGGTGGTCAGCTCGAACTCGCTCGGCTGCTCCTTACTGACCCCGACCTCATCCAGCACCAGCAATGACGGCTCGATCAGGCTGGACAGGATGTCGGCCTCGGACTGCTCGCTGTGGCGGTCGTAGGTCGCCCGGATGGATTGCAGGATCGCGCCGACGGTCCGGTAGACGGCGGTGGCCGAGGTGTTGCGCATCAGCTCGTTGGCCATGCCGGCACCCAGATGGGTCTTGCCGGTGCCGACCTTGCCCAGCAGCATCAGGCAACGCCCGGTGCGCTCGATCTCCTCGAACGCCGCCACGTAGCGCGTGCAGTAGGCCAGGGCCTTGCGCTGGCCTTCGTGCTCGACGCGATAGTTGGCCAGAGTGCGGTCCGCGAAGCGCTTCGGAATCAGCGCAGAACCCAGCTTGCGGGTCATGGCCTCGCGCTTCAGGCGGGTCTCCTCGGCCTGCTGCTTCGCCTCTCGCTCGGCAATGGCGGCCTTCTCGCACTCAGGGCAGCGGCCAACGATTTCGCGGCCCATGAGCATGGTCACGCGCTGCTCGAAGTCACCGTGATGCACGCAGTGCGCTGGCTGGACGCGGAAGCCGGCGGCGTTTCGCACGTCGGACATGGTGATCACCGATTCAGATCGCATAGGTACCGTCCTCGCGCTCGGTCAGGCCGCTGGTGTAGTCGCGGTCACTGAAACCGTGATGGCGGCTGGTGGGGTTCGCTTTGTCAGGCAGCTGGGCGGAGATACGCTTGGTCACCCAATCCACCTCGAAACCGCGCCATCCGTTCTCGACTGCGACTTCCAGGGCCTGGGCTGGCTGGATACCGAATGCCTTGCACTGCTCCAGCTTGGCGTTCAGGGCGGACCAGATACGGGCAGTCACCGGGGCTTTGGCTGCCTTTCGGACAACCAGGTAGTCAGCGATCAGCGACTCATCCAGCCCGTGGGGGTTGTCAGCCAGCATGGCGGCCTTCCCGAATGGCGCCTTTCGATCAGTTTTCGCCGACGGCTCGTCCGCTTCGTTGGGGGGGCATGTATTTTCTTCCGAAGGAAGAAATACATAGGGGGTTAGATTCTTAGAATAAAGAAGGGAGTCGGCGGTTTTGGTCTGTTTCGACTCTTCACCGATTCGGACCACTTGAGCCGATTCGGCTGTTTTGGTCTGTTTCGGCTCAGTGACGTAGACCCAATCTTTCGGGTCATTCACGCCGATATCACCCCGTGCCCCACCCTCGCGGAACAAGACGCGACGGCGCAGCAGACTGGAAATCGCTTTCGACACGGTGTCAGGGTGAGCGTGGATGGCTTTCGCGATGTCGGTCGCCGGGATTCGCTGGGCGCCCGCACCGAAGTTGATGGTGGCCTTGGCCACGTACAGCACAATCTTCATCTCCCTGGCTGGGATATCGATAGCCAGCAGGCCATCCATGAGCTGGTTGTCCATCCGGGTGAACCCCCTGGACTTGTCAAGTGGGACGATGTTTGTCATGCTTCATCTCGATCTAAAGCTGTAGAGAAAGCCGCCCTGCCAGGCGGTTTTTTTTCGTCTGCTGTTTGGCCACTGGATGCCTGAACAGCTGGACGGACTCACTACTGGCGCAAGGCCAGGTCACGCATACTTGCTCACATCAGGCAGCGCCAAGCTCAGGCCATATAACGCTCCAGTCATCAGGGCGTAGCTGCTGACGAGTTACAGCACCGCGACTGGCTACCTCGGTCTTAGCGGCCATTTCAGCCGAAGCTGTTTTGTGCCCGTAGGCAATTAGCCGCAGGTAGGCCCGAGACGTTCCGGTTTGAGCTACCTGCTCATCCGTCGCAGTCTTGAGCCACTCCAGCAGCCCGGTTTTTCTGGTCCGCATTTCGGGCCTCCGTAGTAGTCAACCAAATTATTACCGCTGGGTAATGATTAAACAATACCCACAGGGAATTTACCTTTTGGTAACGGTCACAGATCATTGCTCGATGGAAATTTCAGACATTCGCCGCGATAACCTGCGGCTACTTATGAATTCGCGCTTCGAAGGCAAGCAGGCACGCATAGCCGATGCCTTGGGGAAGAGCGCGAACTACATCTCCCGCTGCCTGGCGAACCCAGACAGCTCTGGAGCGAAGAAGATCGGGGAGGATTTCGCGCGCGAGATCGAGGAGAACCTCGGCCTTCAGCGCTATGCGATGGATCAGCCAGGGCTTGTGACTAAGCAATCTTCTGTTGAGGCAAACGCCGAGTACATCGGCTCCTTCGACGTCTGGGACGACGATACGCCGCTGGGCGACGATGAGGTGTATGTGCCGTTTCTAAAGGAAGTTGAACTGTCCGCAGGCCAGGGACGCACCGTGGTTCAGCAGTCAAGCAACCGGAAACTTCGCTTCGGCAAGCTGACACTGCGACGGCAGGGAGTTCAGCCCAGCGACGCGGTATGTGTAACAGTCAGCGGCAACAGCATGGAGCCTGTCTTACCCGATGGCAGCACGGCCGGTGTAGATCAAGGCAGAACGGCGGTGGTTGATGGGAAAATGTATGCCATCAATCATGCCGGCCAGCTTCGGGTAAAAACCCTTTACCGGCTACCAGGGGGCGGCATCCGGCTCCGCAGCTTCAATCGAGATGAGCACCCGGACGAGGAATACACCGCCGAGGAGCTCATCTCCAACCAGATCATCATCCTCGGTCGTGTCTTCTGGTACTCAGTCCTCCTTTAGCCTGACCCGATAACAGAGCCCGCTTATGCGGGCTTTTTTTTGCCTTCGAGAAAAAAGATTACCCATGGGTATTGACTGCAATCGTTACCCGCAGGTAACTTTATCTCAGCGCCGGATCGACACCGGCCAGAAACGAAGGCAGCGATGGACAGGCCTCAACAGTCCAGAGGGGTGGCAACTGCCCCGGGCGTGCAGCGTAAAGCGCCGATGCAGTTTTCCAGCGGGTGAGCGCCGCGGCTGGAGAGAACAACAGATTTCACTGGCTGGCCTTGGCAACAGGGCCAGACGGGAAATCAACCCACGGAGCAACACCCCATGCTTGGAAAACTGTTCGGCAAGAAAGGTCGTGAAGCCCGCGCTGCAATGCAGGTGGTTCAGAACCGCGACCTGATGCAGGCGATCGTGTACGGCGCCTTCTACGTCGCAGCCGCCGACGGCGATATCGGCGAAGACGAGATCAAGAAGACCGAAAAGCTGATCGCCAACACGCCTCAGCTCAAAGGCTTCGGACCGGAGCTGTCCAACACCATGGATCGCGCCGAGAAGGACTTCCACGACGGCGGACACCGAATCCTGCGCATGAACGCCGAGAAGGAGCTGAAGGACTTGACCCACTCGCCGGAAGAGGCGGCCATCGTCATCAACGTGATGCTGACCATTGCTGAAGCCTCGGGCGATATCGACGACAAGGAAATGGCCGTCCTTGAGAAGTCGGCGAAGCTGATGGGCCTCAGCCTCAAGGACTTCCTGTGATCCGAATCGGATCCTTCGCGATCATGGCCGTTGCCGTCGCATGGTTGATCATGCCCGGAATCGACTACGGCACCTGCGCGTTGTACGGCCACCAGACAGAGCGCGACACCCGCTACGCCGCATTCGTCGGCTGCATGGTGAAGACCAGCAGCGGATGGGTGCCTCGCAACGAACTGCGCACCCAGCAGTAGCACCACGTCAGCCTGACGAGAACTGCCCGGTTCACCTGGTTCCCCATCACCAGGCTGCATCGGTCGTGGCGTTCGCCCTCCCCTTGGTCCGGGAGGTAGACGGCAGCGAGCGTCACGACCAATGCAGCCACCCCGCAAGAGCAAATCATGGACACGATCACTATCGGCGCATGGATAGGCCACCTTGGCCGAGGCCTGGCGCCTCGCGAATTGCAATGCATCCTCGATGTCGCCCAGGGCTTCACAACCAAGGAGATAGCCAGGCACTTCGGCATCAGCGAAAGCGGTGTCGAGAAGCGCATCGGCGACGCCATGTTGAAGCTGGGCGTCGCCCGCCGAGCTGCGGCCGTAGCCGAAGCCATGCGCCGCCAGATCATCAGCCCGCTCTCCATCGCCTTGGCCGCCCTAATCACCATGCACGCGGTGATCGATGACAGCGACCCAATGCGCCGCGATCGCCGCACGCCGGAGCGCCGCACCGCCCAAGTTCGAATCGTTCGCAAGGCAGAGACCTTCGAGCTCCACGCCTGACCCACTGAGGACCAACCCATGCAAGCAGCCATCCAAGAAAGCCAGGGTAAACTCGACGCCCTGCGCCAGGAAGTGATCACGGCCACCGAGGCATTCCGCGCCAAATCGCGCTTCTATGTCACGCAAAGCGGTAACGGCTGGATTGTCGTCTCTTCCAGCAACAACCGCGTGTACGGCCGCAACACCAGCTACCCGCAGGCTGTCCGTTATGCGGAGAGCCTTGAGCGTGCGATCGATGCCAAAACCCTTCCGGTGGTGGCCGTGGTGAAGGTCCGCCAGATCGGTGAAAGCGCAACACGCTGGGTGGCACTCTTTGCCTTGACGTTGATCTTGTTGGCCGGGGCGGCGTCGTCATGAGCCGCGGGGTAAACAAGGTCATCCTGGTCGGCACCTGCGGCCAGGACCCGGAGGTGCGCTACCTGCCGAACGGCAACGCCGTCACCAACCTCAGCCTGGCCACCAGCGAGCAGTGGACCGACAAGCAATCGGGCCAGAAGGTCGAGCGCACCGAGTGGCACCGTGTGTCGCTGTTTGGGAAGGTCGCCGAGATCGCCGGCGAGTACCTGCGCAAAGGCTCCCAGTGCTACATCGAGGGCAAGCTTCAGACCCGCGAGTGGGAGAAGGACGGCATCAAGCGCTACACCACGGAAATCATCGTCGACATCAACGGCACGATGCAGCTGCTAGGCAGCCGGCCGCAGGGTCAACAGCCAGGCCAGGTGCCAGATCGGCAACCGCAACAACGCCGGCCGGCGCGCCAGCAGCCGAACCAACAGGCGGCGCCACCTGATCACGACAGCTTCGACGACGACATACCTTTCGCCCCGATCCACCACCTGGCCGGTGCGTAGACATTAAGCACCGCCAGCAGGTTCATCCCACCGCCTACTACCGCGGGCGCGCCGGCTCCGACAACAGCCAGTCACGCGATGCCCAGCCATACGGCTGGATGACATTGAACTGCGGCTGGCTGCCGGATGGCATGACCGAGACATGGAGCTCACCCCCTTGAATGCCCGACAGGCGCCAGTGACTATCGTGCACTGGGTTATTTTTTTGCATCTGCAACGGCTTTGATCCTTTCAAGCCGCTCTTGCCTTTGATGACGAGTGATGTACCAGTCTTTGATCAAGGTTTCGATCAGTTCAATCAGTAGAGCGGCTTCATCAGGGTCTACTTCGATGATTGTGTTGATGTCTTTTTCCATGTGAGCACCGATATTTCCAATCGTCCTCACAGCATCAATAGCAGCCCATGTATCGGGGTCTACCTTATCCTCAAGCGCTGCGATTTCGTCAACGAGACGCCCCTTCCTGATATTCCAGAAATCCCGAATCATGCCTTGAAGACAGCGACGGGAAAGAGTAGCTGAAGCTTTTGCGCTGAGATTTACTATCTTGCAAGCTTCTTCATAGTCCTGCCTGATAGCGAGCGGAACATACTGCGGAAAAGGGATAGCTGAACTTGCAGGCAGGAGCGACCATCGTTCCATTGCTACGCCGGCCATGTAAGTACGACCGTTCTCCCACTTTGTCTTTCCAAGAGCGACAGTCAACACAACCTGTTTGCATTCTGCGTTTGGGCAAACAACGGTTTTTACCGACACTCCTAAATCAGCACCAGTGTAGTTTCCGTCGTTAAATTTATGAATAGAGTAACTCTGATTATTAGCAGCAATAGTGGCTGCGTGATTGCAATACGGACACTTCCAGTTGAAGACCATCTTTTCTCCAAAGAAATTTCGATAGACCCTGCTGACAATACATCAAATCGACACCATGCCGCATCCGGCCACGGAGGGCGGCGCATGCATGGAGAAAGCCATGAACGTCGAGACATCGACCGTCACCAAGCTGCTAATCACTGAGGTTCAGGGCCTGGACCCGATCAGCGTCTACCTGGAAGACCTCGCGCCCTGTAAAGGCAAGATCACTGTCAGCTGCTTCGACAAGACCTGGCACGCCTACTGGGGCGGCATGTGGGATGGCCTGAACATCGGCCAGTTCTTCTGCAAGCTGAACCCCGCCTACATCATCGGCTACTTCGACCGTTCGCTGAGCTCTCGCCGGTTCAGCGCTGAGGCCCTGACCGACAAAGCCCGGAAGGTGATCGTGCAAATGCGGCGTGACCGGGATCTAGACGCAGAAGATGCCCGAAGCCTGATCGACGAAGCCGAGGATGTTCGAAACACCAGCTCGCTCGATGAGTGCGGCGGCGCCCACCGTGAGTTCATGCACCGTGTGTTCGGTGACGACTGGTGGAACCTGCCGGCTGACGCCATGGAGCCGAACCCGGACTGGGCCTACCTCTGCCGCATCATCGAGACGGTGCAGCAGGCCTTGGCCAAGCAGTTCCCGATCACAGCCTGCCCCTCCGGCGCTACCCGCCAGCCTATCACTGCTTCGACTTGTAGTTTTTCAACATCGCCTTCGCGCGATTGATAACACCGGGCATTAGCACTTCGCCTTGCGGATCTAAGAGGACGGGAGTGCATGAGCAGCGACAGCCGCTGCTATTTCCATCTGCGGCCCACCACTGCAGCATTTCCTCCCCCGTGAACAACTCGCCATGTCGCGCGACATGGGATGGCCGACTATCTGGCGCCAGCGCGGACATGTGCATGAATCGCACTGCAATGCCCGTTCTTAGCGAATCAGCAATGTCCGCTACGAGCTTTCTGATTCTCATGGCGTGAAGCTCGTCATCTCGCATTTGCTTCGGCACTTAGCAGCTCCATTTTCAACTGGTTTGACCCCAGAACAGATTACACCAGGCGCTGCCCTCCAGCGCCTTGCCCTATTCAACACCAGGGTCGGCGCCCAGGCCTTTCCGGTAGCGCGCAATCGCGATGATCTGGCGCAGGCAGATGACCATTTCCTTCTTCAGGTGGTCATCCGGCAGCCCGATCTTTTTAAGCATTGCCTGGGCTTCTTCCTCGATCGAGGCTAGGGCCTCGGTGTCGCTTTTCAGTGTCATGGCGACCTCCACCAGGTCGAGCAACCCATGAAGTGATAGTCCACCAGAATCACGAGCGCCACGCGGCGCCTTCCCCTATTCAACGATAACGCCTCCCCGGCGAGGGCGGCGCCTGCACGCAAGGACCACACCATGGCCGAACACAACATCGTCAGCGTCAGCGGCGGCAAGGACAGCACTGCGCTACTTCTGTTGGCCGTCGAGCGCGGCGCCGAGAACCTCAAGGCGGTATTCGCAGACACCGGGCACGAGCACCCGCAAACCTATGAGTACGTCCACTACCTGGAAGAGGTCACCGGCGTCCATATCCGCTGGGTACGTGCCGATTTCACAAAACAACTGGCTGATCGGCGCCAGATGATGCAGCGGATAATTGATGGTACCCATCAAAACCGCGGCAAGTATGCGTGGACGGTAGAGATCGCAACTCGTGCTCTGCAACTTCTACGCCCGACCGGCAATCCCTTTCTGGACATGTGCCTTGTTCACGGGCGCTTCCCTTCGACGAAAGTGCGCTTCTGCTCAAACGAGCTGAAGCGCGAACCGATGATCAAGCAGGTCCAGATGCCCTTGCTTGAGGCAGGCCACGACGTGATCTCTTGGCAAGGGGTACGGGCGGATGAATCACCGGGGCGGGCTCTGCTCGCTGCCAATGAGCACAGCATGACTCACGAAAACGGCGCGGAGATGTGGAATTACAGACCGATTCTCAACTGGACGGCTGAAGAGTGCTTTGCGATGCATAGAAAGCATGGCGTGGAGCACAACCCACTTTACGCCCAGGGCATGGGCCGGGTCGGCTGCATGCCCTGCATCCACGCTAGGAAAGACGAGCTTCTGGAAATCAGCAAACGATTCCCCGAGGAAATCGACCGAGTGGAACGTTGGGAAGCACTGGTGCGCCGGGTCAGCAAGACCGATTCCGCCACTTTTTTTGCGGCAAGTGAACTGGGCGCCACAGGGGCTGCTGACTTTACACCTGAAAAGCATGGTATCCGGGCCAAGGTGGAGTGGTCTAAAACCAGCCGCGGCAAGCAAAACTTGGACATGTTCCGCTCCGACGAGCGCATCGAACTCTGCTCTTCCATCTACGGCCTCTGCGAGTAACCCATGAACACAGAAAACCGATCCAGCGCCACCGACCCTCGCGATGTGTTCATAAGGCTCAACCCGCTCGACCTGGGCGAGGCGGACCTGCGCAAGGACAGCACCGGCTTCGAAGACCCGCGCACCCACAGCGACTACCTGCTGTTCCTGGCTGGCTACCGAGAAACGCACCCAGAGCCGCAGCCCAGCGCCGAGCCGATAGCTTGGATGGTCGGTACTGCCATCTGGTGGACCAAGGAAGAGGCGGAGCGGGATGCAGCTGAGGTCGGTCTGCCGGTCGTGGGGCTTGGCCCGATGGCGGAATCGAGCGCGCCGGCTGTATCGATCCCCGACGGCTACCGCCTTATGCCCAGGCGGCTCCCCGTACGAAACACAACCAGAACCTACACCCGCACTGGCGCCTGGGCGCTGGATTGATGAGAGGTATCAGCAATGAAGATCGGAAGACTTTTTTGTTGGCCTGAACTGGTGCTACGGCGGAAAAGAAGAGGCTGTGGTAGCCAGCTGGAACCTAAAGAGTGGTTACTGGCGCTAGGCAGTTTGGTGGCGGAAGCCAACTAAAGAGCTGTGCGTCCCGGCCTTCGGCCCATCAATGGTGGCTGGCAACAAGTACTACGTCGGCCAAGGCCACACTTCGGTGTATGGGCAAGGCTCCCCCTGCTTGGGTCGCTCTCCATTTCCACCCAGCCACCCTACCCTAGTCAGGTGAGGTCATGACCAACCAAGCTGAACTGAAAAACTCCACTTACTTCCTGCAGGCCGCCATCGATGTGCAGGTCGAACGGGGCAAGCAGTACGACGCCCCTGGCGGCGAGCGCAGCATGGGTCGCACCGTCCAGGCATTCAACGCCATCAACGGCCGCGCCCTCACCGAGGCCGAAGGATGGCTGATGCTCCAGGTGCTAAAGGATGTGCGCCAGGGCAGAACCCGACAAATTTCACGAGGACACCGCGCTGGACGGGGGCCTATTCCTCACTGAAGGCTGAGGCCTTAGCAGCAAGAGACGTTGCATTTCTCATTTGAGACCCCCACATTATGATCACAGCCTTCTACAACAGTCTGACTGGGCATTTGAACCCTGTTTTAGATCTGTATGCGGCAGCACTGACCCGAGCGAGCATGCTGGCATTATGCCCTGCTGGGGCTTATCCTCGCCAGTTCAGTGGCCCAAAAACCCGAAATCTAGGGAAGATTTAGATGAATTTTGGAGAAATGACACTACCTGTGGTGTCACATGTCCTGTAGAGTTCGCACCGTGATCAACGACCTCACAGGCCGGAAATCGAATGTCAGATGCAGCGAAATGAGATCCATTCTCGAATCGTTCGGTTTTCGGATTAAGGAAGGGAAAAGCCCTGGTCACAAGCTATATTTTCATGATGGGATAGATGATTTTACATCAGGTAGTTACAACTGTGGTCATGGAAAGGACTCACTCATCAAAGCCCCTTATGTGGGATCGGTGATTAGGGTGTTGGTGCAACATCAAGACCTTCTCAGTAAGCTGGAGAGAGAAAAAAATGACTGAAGCAAGCAAGTACTCCATCGAGATTCGTCAAGGGAATTTTGAGGGCGAGGATTGCTTCCAGGCTCGCGTGAAAGAGCTGCCATTCATCGAGGAATATGCAGACTCGCATGTCGAAGCATATGAGCTGTGCCTAGATACTATAGAGCACACTCTCATTGAGATGCGTGAAAAAGGTAAAGTGATACCTCAGCCAATCGTAATTGATGATAATTATAGCGGCAGAGTTACGCTGAGAATTCCTCGCTCCCTGCATCAGTATCTTGCTAGCGCCGCGGAAATCGAAGGCGTTAGTCTCAATACATTGATGACATGTGCGCTTTCAAGCTATCAAATCAATCCAATCCATCACTACGGCGCCTTAGACTCTTATAGCAATTCGTCAAGCGTCCGCACCACTATTACTCCCCATGGTGAAAAACGCACTACCAAAAGGACGACCATGAGAGTAGTTGGCGGCGCCACTTATTTCAAAGAAAAAGATGTAGCATGAACAAAGAAGCCCTAGACCGTGCCATCGCTGCACTTAGGCTGAGCGATGTATTCCTGAGCGCTTCGGCCACGCACCTCAACCAAGAATTCGATCCAAAGTACGACGAACGAAGCGAAAGACTGTCATTCCAAATCAAGAATTACGTTACAGAATCGGCTGTCATTGAGGGCGAGTCTGAAGATGGTGAATTCCTACGAATTTTCAGAGTCAAATCCGAACTTGGGGTTCGATTCATATGCCAAGATGAAAAGGATTCGGCCGAGCCCGAAGTACTTGCTTTCGTCGAAGGTACGATGGAGGCAGACTACGAAATCACCGAAACTAATATAATAGGCGACCAAGAGGCGCTGGATACATTTGCCCTAAACAATGTCTCCTATCATGTCTGGCCCTATTGGAGAGAATATGTAACCTCTCAGCTATCGCGCATGAATATGCCAAAAGTTTTCCTCCCAATGCGATCAACAGCATCTAATAAGTAAAAGCCCACATCAGTGGGCTTTTTTATCCCCGTAACGCCTACACCATTCAACATAAAAACCACTAACCGGCCCTCGCAGGGGCTGGGCTGTGCGCGCAGGATACGCCTATGGAAACTGAAATCCTTTCGGACGAAGAGCTGGCCGACCTGACCGGCTACAAGGCCAGGGGCTGGCAGCGTCGCTGGCTCAACGAACGCGATTGGCACTTTGTCGAGAGCCGCGGCGGCCGGCCATTGGTAGGCCGCCAATACGCCCGCATGAAGCTTGGCTTCACCCTCGAAGTAGTGCCCCTAGCGCCACCGCCACCGCCAAACGTCCCCGCGTGGAAACCCGATGTATCGAAGGTAAGGTGATATGCGCCCTAGGAAGACTGAAAACAGGGATTTGCCGCCGGGAATGTACCGGCGCAAGCGCACCAGCAAGAGCAAAAAGAACCCGGGCAAGGAATGGATAAGCTATTTCTACCTGGACAAGTCAGGCAAGCCAATACCGCTGGGTAACGACTTGAGCCTGGCCCGGCTGAAATGGGCCGAGCTGGAGGCGAAGGAAAAACCAAAGGACCTGGTGACCATGGGTGCGATCTTCGACCGGTACGAGCGCGACATCATCCCGAAGAAGGCACCGCGCACCCAAAAAGACAACCTGGCCGAGATTCGCCAGTTGCGGACGTACTTCGAGAAAGCGCCCATCGACGGCGTCACGCCAGCGCAGGTTGCCCAGTACCGAGACGCCCGAAGCGCAAAGGTCAGGGCGAACCGCGAGATCGCCACCCTGTCGCACATCTTCAATATCGCCCGGGAATGGGGCCTTACCACCAACGAGAACCCGTGCCAGGGCGTGCGTAAGAACAAAGAGGTACCACGGGACTTCTACGCCAACGACGCGATCTGGAACGCGGTGTATGCAAAAGCGGTGGGTGAACTGAAGGACGCCATGGACTTGGCGTATCTGACAGGCCAGCGTCCCGCGGACGTTCTGGTGATGAAAAGGGACGACATCGAGGGCAAGGCCCTTGGCGTGAAGCAGAAGAAGACCCACAAGAAGCTGCGGATCATGCTGGAGGTGGATGGTGTGGAGAGCAGCTTGGGCGCCCTGATCAGGAAGATTCTGGAGCGCAACGCTCGGCATGGTTCGCCATACCTGCTGCTGACCGACAACGGCAAGCGGGTGACGGCACCGATGCTGCGCCACCGCTGGGACGACGCAAGGGAGGAAGCGGTCAAAGAAGCCGTGACCGCCGGCGACCAGGTTCTAGCCGGCCGGATCAGCCAGTTCCAGTTCCGCGACATTCGCCCGAAGGCTGCTTCGGAGATCACCGACGTCGACCACGCCAGCCTGCTGCTGGGCCACACCAAGGGCGACATTACCGAGCGGGTTTATCGTCGAATTGGAGCCTTGGCGAAACCCACCAAGTAG